CTAGGTGCAGGCTATGATATCAGATTCTTGTTTAAATTCTTCCACTTTTTGCTTTACATAGGACTCATACCAGAACACATCTTTTTCTGAAATTCGATTAGGTTGTTTGATATTTCCTTTCTTGATTTCAGAGTAAAACTTTTTACGACCATATCCTAAGTAATCCATAAAAACCTTTGCTCGGACACGACGATCAATTTCCATCAACCTTCCTCCTTCACTTCAGAACGAATCACATCTTTGCCAAACTTAAAATCGGCAGTTATGTTTTTCTTGCCATCATCAGTCCAGTTAAAAAATTCCATCTGCCCATTTTCCAGCCCCATTAACTCATGATTTGCTTTTAAGAATTCCAAACCAACAGCAAACTCTTTTAAACAATCTTCAATTCGATCATTTGGGATTTTGAAGAAATCAGATAGGGTTCGGATTTCGTAAGTTTTAGTCATCAACCTTCCTCCTTTTCTTCTTGCTTAATCCGTTCACCCGATTTAATTTCCTCATCTGTTGGCATTTCTTTAAGAAACACAGTAACTGGACCATTTCTGAAATCAATTGAGGTCATTTGGCCATCTAATTGATTACGCTCTTTAGAGGTTAGGTTTCTCCATTTTGCTATAGTCCATTCTCCCTTAAGTAAACCAATGGGCATATCTCTACACAGTGAACCAACGCTATAACCTTGATCCTCAACCCATGTTCTTGCTGCATGTAGAGCTGCAAAGTCACCAGTTTGATTAAATGTTTCTTCAATCATGCCTTTGCTCCTGTGCTTCTTCAAAGACTCGTTCATTTTCCAAAACTATCTCTTTACACTCACTCTCAGTGCCAACAAAAAACTTAGATCTTGATCGTTCTAACGGATTTCCAGCATCTGCAACCCAAGTACCATATAGCTTTTCTGTACCTATATTCGCTTGTGTGTGCTTATTGATTTGCATAATGTCACCTAAGTCAATGCAATCACCAAGACTGTCAAAATCTGAAGGCGAGTTACAGAAATTTTCAGGTTCATTATTATCTTGCCAGAAGCATGTGATTTGATCTTTCGGCACCAAAACAAACCCTTCAGGGGTGGCTTGGGATTTGGCTGCCTTCCATACTTCCCATGCTACATTTACGACCTCGGTATCTTCACCATGATCATTCTCATAACACTGGGTTTTCTCATCAAAATAAGTTTGTTCATGATGTTCAAAATCAAAATTTTCTATTAAAAAATCCTGAAATAATTTTCGTTCTTTATTAATTTCCATCACAACCACCACGCCATTTGCCAAAGTTGAAAGTAAAGTTTTAGGAGGGTCATGCTGCGAGCTCCTTTTGATTAAGCTGAATAAAGGCGCTATCAATTACCCGGTTAAAAGCAATAACTGAATTCTCAACACCTTGAATGTCCAAATCTTTCGCATAAATACGCTTAATGAAAAGCTGTAAATGCTCAGGAAGCCGCGGATCGTAACTCACAAAATCACACCACTCACGACGAGTGCAGGCCAATTGCCAAGTGATTTGTGGGATGTGTTCATCTGGAACTTCTTGCATCAAAATCGTATTTAAATGCGTTGTGGTAGAAGGGCACTTAATCTCAAGTTGCCCATTTTTCCCAACCAATCCATCAGGACTGGCGCCACTCATTTTGATAGCAGGGTGATCGATTAAACCAACATCTGTGACAAATGATCCTGTGTCATTTTCATAAGCAATTACTGCAAATGGCTCTTGATCAATCCCCCATTGCATAGGGCCAGTGGTTTTAGTTTCTTCCTGAACACCAGTAAGGCGCTCAGAAAGAATAGTTAACGCCAAAGCGTTGTAGCACTTGCCTTTGGATGGTTTTGCGCCCATATCTTTGATGCGTGATGCGGTAATTTTTCCGCATCGTTGAGCATGCCAATCATCATTCCGCTGCAGAGTGTTCATAAACTTCCCCTTGTGGCTGATCGGCTTTTTGTGCAGCAGCCTTTAATGATTCTTTATGCATAGTCCAGAAGTGCGAGCGACATTTACCTTTTGGTAATTCCGCATAGCCAGTCTCAAGAGCCTCCATTCCCTCAAATGCCAATTCACGCATATTATTTAAATGTGCTTCTTCGAATAATGCATACTCTTGAGAAAACCCATCATCAGGCGTCACATTTAAAGTAGGTGTGTTGTCTTGTAATTCATCCTCTGTATAAACACCCAAGATCACATCGGGAAAATGCAAGCGAGATAGCTTTTTAATTGCTAAATATGCAATTTGCTGTTTTGGATCATTTACCCAGTTTGGTGAATTGCGTGTTGTGCCGACTTGAGCAAATGAAACATCGAGCGTACGTGGTAGATTTTCACCTTTCAAAACAACTGTAACGGTTACGCCAATGCTAGGGTCTTTGCACGTCTTACCATCTACTTTTGACCAGTCGCCAAACCACTGATAATCAGGGCGACCAATGATCGGTGCACGATTGATAATTACCGCATTCACAAGTTGTGCTTCATAACCCAAGTTACCATTAACTAAGTGGGTCTTTTGAGCCACGGCAAAGGGATTCATTCCCCATTGCATTGCCTGCATTGTGATAGCCAGACAGTCTCCCGAATTACCTTGCAAGTGCTTTGGTACCGTAATAACGGCTTTGCACATAAAGTCAGCGAAAGCGACCATGTTTTGCATTGCAGCTGGATCTAAAACTAATGCTGAAGTTTGAGCATTAGCAGGAAGCGCAGGGGCTTGATTTGTTACTGGTGCATTCATCTTCTTATTCCTTAATATATTCAACATGTTCGAAATAAACTTTTTCAACATCTGACATTTTTGATTCATTGATTTTTTGACCACACTCGCAGTCTTTGGCGGCAACAGGCTGACCCATACACCCACATTCATTGCCAGAACAACAACCAACAAAAACTATTCCAGTGTCACCACAGTTTTTACATGTAGGGGTTTTGCTTTCCATCTCACGCAACCCCTTTTAATTCATTAACTTTTTCTTCTTCAAAATGCGCTTTAAGCATTTCGTTGAGTGCGTAAACTTGACTATTTGTCAGTGCAAATTGAAGTCCTTGAGCAGCAAAAATATCGTCAAAATCTTCAACAACTGGACGGTGCCAAGTCGCCACTTCAAGTAAGTCATAATCCACATCAACATCATTTTGCGGATCGCTTGTATTGTTCCAAGCAAGTGAACTTGTAGTTTGATTTGCTTCAACAACAGCAGACACATAACAAGCGCTGTAGTTCGGTACAATTAATGAGAAATAGACTTTTGAGTCTTGGATAACAAACTCATCAGCAACTACAAGATTTTGAAAAGTAGGTGCTTCAGGAGCGTAATTAGAAAGCATATTCATTGTTGTGGCTCCTTAACTGCGTCATACAACTTGATTGCATGCACTATTGCGTAACAGCACCAGATATAATGAAAGGTGTAATCATTAGTGCTGTATTCCCAAAAATCGTCCAACTGAACGCCATCTTTATTTGGCACCCAATTACGAATTGCATCTACAAATTCAAACTCGTCATCGGTATCGATTTGATCCAAATATTCTTTTTCTTCTGCTATTTGTTCTTCATCAAAATCTGTACATTCTTTCCAGTTTTCAAATTCTTGATTAAGGGCATCGCGTGCTTTTTCTGGTGAGTATCTTTTGAATTCTCCAGCCTCTATTTTTTCAGACCAATAACACGGATTAATCTCATCTGGTTGACCACGGAAAAACTTAAACATGTCTGAAAGACGTTCAAACACATAACAACCCATATCACCACTAATCATTAATAATCCTGGGCGAGTAGTGATGTTGTAGTAATAACTACTTGTGTTAGGGCGCTTGATTGTTAAATCACGAAATAAGCCGTGATCTAAATTGATTGTGAGTTCGTGATTTTTGGTATCTTTACTGAAACGCTCAAAAGTACAAACTTCCATACTCACCCCCTTACCAAAGCGATATAGAACATCGCACCGATTAAAAAGATGATGATTGAGCCAAGGAATACATCTTGGATGTACTGACGCTTAACGATTTGATCTATCGTCAGTAGACGTTGTGGTTTTTTGTGTGACATAATTACCTCGCCATTTGGTAAAACCCTCGAATTGCTTTGACCGGCTTCGGGGGTTTTGTTTATCTGATGAGATGTAATTTAGTATTTACTAATTAATTAGTCAATAGTATTTACTAAATATTTAGTAAATTTATTTAGTATTATGTTTTAATAGACAAAAGAAAACCCACGCTGGGTGGGTTAGATGGTAATTTTATTAGTGTTTATTTTTTCTTGTCTAACTTCTTCATTTCTCTATTTGTACCTTTTAGGCGTTTTTTGAGTTCTGCTACATTTTCTTCAATTGCTAAATCTTCAGGTAAAATACCACTATTTTTATACATCATCGATCTAACTTCACTGCCTACTTGTTCTGCTGTTTTCATTGCAGAATTAATACCATACCCATCTGATGATTTTAATCTTTCAGCTGTTTGAGTAACCCTAAACAAATTACCAGCCAACTCTGTTAAACCCATAACGTCATAGGCAGTTTTTGCATTTGTATCAATATTTTTATACTTTTTTAATTGTTCAAGAGGCATATCATACATTCCTCTAAAACCAGCATCTTGAAATAAACCATATTGATAACTATCAACACCAACTGATTTAGCTGCACCATTCATAATCTTATTCGCAGCAGCTAAATCTTTGCGTACCTCAAGGCGTGCAATATCATTATTTCCGATATGAGAATCAATTAACTGGGCTGCAATAGCAGATAAAACAACTTTTGCATTTTGAACTTCAATTTTTTTATCGTCAGCTTGCATTGTGATAAGAAAGCAAGCAAATCTACTTAATCGATAAGTTTTGAACGGCTTTCCAGTTACATCCACTGTGTTTTCTGGGATAAAGCAATCATCAGAATCAATACCAAGACTAGAGCATGAAGCCATAGCCTTACTGATAACACTTTTGAAATTTAACCAATTTTCATAACCCAGCTTTAACATAAATTCGTGAGCAAACCAGTATCGAATCCCATTTTGATGGGAATCCCTCTCAAAATCTTCAATATTTATTAAATTCATAAGCCACTCCTATATGTGCGAGATTGTGCCATATTGAGGTATTATTATCTACTTTACTTACCCGATCATTCTAAGGACTGCGTCGGGTTCCCAGTTTAAAAAACGATTGAAACCCAACAGAGGGCAACTGCAATAAGAATTATCCCTAGTTTCATGTAGTCAAATTTATTCATCTTAGATTCTTCTTATAAAAATTGCTTTTGGCTTATTAAGCTTCTGAATACTTCTCTAAAAACTCATCCACCCATCCTTGCGCCACTTCAAGATTGGTTATGTCAGTCAGCTTTAGATTTGTTTCTTCTGCTTCGTTAAAACCCTCAATAATGGCCTCAAAGATGTTTGCTTCGGTAATGACCTCACGTGCAATTTCCGCAGCGTCATAGCTTTGCTTAGCTTTTTTAAGTGAGGCTATTTGTTTATCAATTCCTGCGCCAATTTTAGCTAATGCCAATTTAAATTCTTGACGATTAATTGTTAGCGCAGTTTTGTATTTATTAAGTGTTGCGATCATAACATTCTCTTTTTTATGTAGAATTCGGGTGCTCTTGCTTATGTTGACTTGGTGGAATAATTTCGGTGATGGCGGTGATACTTTCTACGTCTTCCATATCAAATGTAATTCGCTCACCACCGTTTACAGCAAGTAAATTTAGAACATTGTTGTTTATACCAATCAATTCTTTAATCGTACAACGTCCATCTTTTAAGCAAACCTGAACAAATTCAGTTGGAGTTAGCTCTGCATCTGGATCACAAACTACATACCACCCATTTCGAATTGCTGGGTACATGGAATCACCAGTACCTTTTATCCCGTATGATTTATCACCAGCGGAACGGGAAGGAATATATCCATCACCACCGTTACCCTCATAACCCATATCTGTGAAAAAGCCATCCATTCCCATTTTGCTGTAAGCCTTAACTGGAACCCATCTTTTCCTAGATAGAAACGGCTTTTCAATCACATGCGAGAATAAAACAGCATCTTCACTATCGGGAATGTTGTATTGCTTTTTAAATGCTTCAATGTCAAGTTTTTTGAACTGAGCAGGTGTCTCATTTGTGGAATTTAATTCCCTGTCAAGCAAACCCTCTTCCCAGCCAACTTTACGCTCCAAGTTACGTGCGGCTTTTTCTCCAAAACTTCCATGACCATTAAGAAGTTGAGAGATGTGGCTTGGATTTAAATCATAGTGTTCACAGAAAGCAACATCAGACTTAAAACCTTTCGATTCATTAACAGCATTAATAGCTGTGCGCAAATTTATGCGTCTTAAAGCAATTTTATCCATATTTAGTATTTCATATAGTTTTTAGTAAAAAGTAAATTCGTGTTTGCTAAATATCTGTTGACATATTTAGTGATTAAAATTAGTATTTACTAAATATCACTAATAAGGAGATTCAACATGTCTTCTAGCAATACCCACCAACTCAAATCATTTTTAACTAGCCTCACCATTCAAGAAAAAGATGATTTTGCAAAACAGTGCTCAACGACAGTTGGTTACTTAAATCAAATTATGTATGGAAATAGCAAATGTAGTGCTTCACTAGCAATAAAAATTGATAAAGAAAGCAATGGTTTAGTTTCTTGCGATTTGCTTTGCCCTGAAGCTGATTTCAATTACTTAAGAGACCAGAAACTTAGCGCTTAGTTAATTATCTATTAACCAAAATATTAAATAAACGTGAAGAAATACAAGGATTCACATATGGAAATCAATTTAAGCCGAGAAGCTCAAAACGCAATTTGGCAAATGATAAGCAATACACCAGGCTTTACACCCAAAGATATTGCGCAGGTATTAGGTGATTCGCACAACACTATTTGCAATTACGCGAATATCAACATGCCAAATCACTTACCAAGCATAAAAAAGCTTGAGGCAATTCTTTACTACACACAAAACCCAGCTCTTTTGAAAATATGGGCGCATGAACTTGGCTATGCATTAGTTCCTGTTACATGTGACCGCAGTAAGCATCATGAATTGTCGATCTTTGAGGCAATGATGCAACACAACATTAAGTCTGGAAAGACCAATAAAGCTGTGTATGAAGCTTATGAAGATGGTGTTGTGACACCGCAGGAATATGAAGAGATTCATCAACTGACATTGCATCTAATTGAATTAGCGACCGCTGTAGACCAAGCAGCTTTAAAGCAAATGAAGAAGTACACATCAGGTACAGAAATAGAAAAAGCCTGATGTTCGAGATCAGGCTTTAAATTCATCAATTTTGGGACCAATGAATATGAAAACAAATTTAGCACATGAACCACCAGAGCCGCAAGCAACCTATCGAGAAAGAATGATTGAGCAAAAAATCAGACTTCTTGAAGGTGCGCTCAAAGCAAATATGGAAAAGCCATGCTTAGACAATGCCATGGGTGTTGCCAAAGCTCGTTATGACCTTTTTGATTTTCTGCGAGGTGCTGTGTGAATACATCAATCTCAATGATTAAGCTGATTGAGGCTATGAACGATCAACCAATTGCGTTTAACAAACACTATGTTTTTATCGGGTGTGGAATTAATGGCGCACTAATGCTATCGCAATTGGTGTACTGGACCGCACGTACTAAAAATTCTGATGGGTGGATCTATAAAACCCAACATGACTGGACTATGGAAACTGGTCTAACTCGCAAAGAACAGGAAAATGCCCGTAAAAAACTGAAAGACCTAAGTTTTTTAAAGGAAATGAAAAGGGGTGTACCTTGCAAGGTTTACTTCAAAGTTGAGCGTGAAAATCTATACAAAGCATTAATAGAATACTCTGAAAGCCTTGATTCATCACAGTATGCACCAAACGGGCAATCTAGTCTGAACGAAACGGGCGAACTAGTTGGCACCAAACGTACCAACAGTGTTGCACCAAACGGGCAATCTATTACAGAGAATACAACAGAGAATACTACAGATATTAATTTAGGCGCATCCGCACCTAAAGCACAAAAATTCTCTGCTAAAAAATTCTTATCTCAAAATGGAGTTTCAGAAGAAACAGCTCAAGAGTTTATTGATCTGAAAAACAAGAAACGTAAAACCATCACTGAACGCGCTTTAAAAATCATTTTCAATCAGGCAAGCGAAGCACAACTTTCAAATGAGCGTGTGTTCCAGATCATCGTTTTGCGTGGCTGGGAATCTTTCAAGGCAACTTGGGCATGGCATGAGACCAATAGTCAATTAGAGCAATTGGAGAATCCAAGAACTACACAACCACAATCCAATCAACAAGAATCTATTGAAGATTCATTTGTGGAGTTCTGATCATGTCAAACCTACACAAAATGGAATTCGAACAAGCAGTACTGGCTACATTGATGACTGTTGACAACAGCTACAACAGCCTTGAAGTAAAGCCAAGTGTTGAGGATTTTTACGCTACTCGTCACCAAGAAATTTTAAAGGCAATTGAAAACCTGAATATCCAAGGTAAGCCTTATGACGTGGTGATGGTTAAGGATTTACTGCAAGCCAATAATCAATTGCACATCCTTGGCGGTGAACAGTACTTGATGCAAATGATGCAAGAGGCACCAGCATCGTTTTACAACATTCCAAGCTACATCTTGAAGTTAAAGAAGCTTACTGAATGCCGAAAAATAGAATCTGCTGGCAAGAAGATTATTGAGCTGGCTCAAAACACATTGACTGAAGACATGCCAATGAAAGCCCAAGAAATTGTGGCTGGTGTTGAATCAGTGATTGCCACTGATACTCGTTACAACTTGCAGGATTCAAGTGTGATGGCGTTTGAAGTACTTAACGAGAAGATCCAGCACAAGACCAATAAAACTGGTTTGGCTTATGGCGTAAATACAGGTTTACGTGATCTTGATGCAATGCTTGGAGATATTGAACCAAGTCATTACATGGTTGTTGCTGGTGCACCAGGTGGCGGTAAAACAACAATGGCTCAAATGGTTTCACTCAATGCAGTTAAACGCAACAACGCACCTACATTATTTTTCTCAGGTGAAATGGCTCATTACGAAGTCACCAATCGAATTGTAAGTGCTTTGGGCAAGATTCCATTTGATCACATCAACAAAGGAAATATGACAACTGACGATTACTCATCGTGGGTTCATTTAACTGTCGATGTTTTTCCTCAATACAAGCTTGATATTGTTGATAAAACAGGTATCACAATTCAAGAAATCCGTGGGGAGATTAAGAAATCAATTGCGAAGCATGGACGAATCGGCTGTGTGATTGTTGATTACATTCAGTTGATGAGCGATCCATATTTCAAAGAACAATACGATGTTATCACTGCGGTTTCAAAAGGTTTGAAAAAGATTGCCAAGGATTTCAAGGTCCCAGTAATCGCTTTATCTCAACTCACCAAAGATGCCATTGGCAAAAAAATCACAATGTCTGATTTACGTGGCTCAGGTCAAATCGCTCAGGATGCCGACAAAATTGTGATGCTTTATCCATGCCCAAATGCACAAGGCGTAATCGTTGCTGATGTTGTTAAAAACCGACAGGGCAAAAAGGGAGAGGTTCGTTTGAGTGATCGATTTGAGTATTGCCAGTTCGGAAATGTAGGCAGTGTTTTAGATGGTATTGAAAGTGTGTCAATGCAAGGGGAGCTGGTATGAATGCAGTTGAGTTTGTGAGGAAATATGGTTGGAAAGAAGCCAATAAAGCAAGTGTGAGTATTTTTAATGGTGATGTTACTTACAAGCGAGAAGAGATAAATATTGACGATGTAAGAAGCTTAGTCAAAAGCTGGGAAATAGTTAAATCATTTGGTGGCTTGGAAGATTCTAAAGCCATTTCAAAGATGGGCAGATATTATAAATATCTTAAAAAAGCCATTCGAGACGTGGAAAGCGTAGGGGGTGGGGTGTGAATGCATTAAATAAAATTTTTACTGAACACAAATTAATCTTAGAAACAGACTTTGTAATTTGTAGTTTCGGTGGTGGCACAAACTCTACTGCACTTCTGATTGAATGTGTAAATCGTGGTATCAAAATAGATTTAATTCTATTTGCAGATACAGGTGGAGAGAGGCCATTTACATATCACCATGTCTACTGGATGTCGCAATGGCTTATCACAAAGGGCTACCCATCGATTATTACTGTGAAAGCACCAAACGTTACGCTCGAACAAGATTGCTTAAATCGAAATGCATTACCTAGTGTTGCTTATGGTTTTAAAACATGTAGTCAGCGGTTCAAGATTCAGCCTCAAGATAAGGCTATTAATCAAAATCCTTATGCTAGACAAGCGTTAAAAGATGGCTATCGCTTAGTTAAGTTGATTGGTTTTGATGCTGATGAGCCATATCGAGCAAATAAAGAATACAACGATAAATTCACCCGTATTTATCCGCTAATTGAGTGGAATATGGGTAGGGCTGAATGCATTCAAGCGATCCAGAATGAAGGCATAGTACTACCTGGGAAATCATCATGCTTCTTTTGCCCAAATTCAAAACCAAGCGAGATTAAATGGCTGGAGCAAACCCATCTGGATCTGATGCATAGGGCTTTAACAATGGAGCAGCAAGCGGATCTAAAAGAAATTAAAGGTTTGGGGCGCAATTTTTCATGGAAATCAATTTATCAGCAGCAAGATGCATTTATGGATCACTTTGTACCTGACATGCCTTGCGATTGTTATGAGGGCACAGAATGAAAGCTCACAGCACAGTAGAACAATTCGAAAAAATGGTTTTGGTTTTAAAGAACTCAATTGAAAAGCGAGGCAAAACTTCAATTGCTGATATTCAACAATGGATTGATGGGAACTATTCGAAATCAAAACGTTTCGCATATCAACTAAGGGAAGCAGGGTATTTGAAATCTGATAATGCCAAGCCTCTTGGGTTTACTGCAACCGACAAAGCAAAAGAATTATTTAAGGTGGCACTATGACAACTATAAACAACTCTGAAAACTTGATTGAGAAAGTAGGCGGGATTGATAGGGCTATAGCACTTGAAGCAATGCTTCAAAAACATGCTGTTCCAGAAGGTTGGAAGATTAGCATTATCAATGGAATGTGGCATAGAAGCTCAGTTGGCTTTACTCACAGCGACCTCCGCACCGCCATTTCAGAGCATGACGAGTTTAAGGTGGGGGATTTGGTGGTTCACCCTAAATTCGACAACAAGAAAATATATGAAATTATTAAAATAAAAGGTGATCTATTTACGGTTTTCTATGACAGAAACTCACACTCATTTCGTTCGGATTTAAGGCACGCCACACCATCCGAAATTAAAGCAGGTCACCGTTTGGAGGCAGAACGTCATGGATAAGTTTGAAGAATACATCAAGGCAAGATATCCAGTTGATTATGAGCATCTTAAAGAAAAATATCCAAATGTGCCTGTTGGTGAGTTTTACGGTGATGAAAAAGATCTTTGGAACTACCGACAGGCTGAGGTTGATGAACTAAGAAAAAGTTTTGATTCGTCGCAAAACCTTTCGAACTTGAGAGCCAGGACAATTGATAGCTTTAAAGAAAAAATCTCAGATCTTGAAAGCAAGCTTGAAGAGAAAGACAAGCGGATTGAAGCAGCTCTAAATCATCTTAATGATGTTCGAAATAAGGGAATGGATCAATCTTGTTATTTGGCGATAAAAGCCCTGCGAGGTGAGCATGAGTAAGAATCCAGTGACTGAACAAGATATTCGCTTGCCACAATTCCGTGACGCAAAACTTGAGGATCTAGAATTTGATGGATCAGGTGAGGTGGTTCGTAAAGATCGCTTTGAAAATTCAATGCGAAAAATCCAAGGAATGCTACACGGTATTAATGGGTTGTCATCTCGTAGCACTTGGACTTGTGATCAGGTAGTTGGTGCGGTTGATCAGTTGTTAAGGTTTAGACAGTTGGTCACAGCACTACATACTGTTCCAGATGATGCTGAGTTTTACCACTTTGATAACGATGTATATGTGAAAGACATTGATGCAGAGCATGAGTATTTAGCTAGAAGTGCGCCAAAAGAAAGTCATCTTATTAACCATATGATTTGTGAGGATGATGGCAATTGGGAGCAAAGTTCAGGGTTTATTGAATACATAGATCATTTAATCAGTATTGAAGCCATGAGGAAAGAAATTGCTGATTTTGGTGACAACAATGCAAATTCCTAAAGGGTGGCAAACACAGTCGAAGCCAGTGGCGAGATCAGTTCTCAAGCCAAGACAAAAACATGAACCATCATTAGGTGAACGGCTCTTATGCCGTCACCTTGACGCTTTGAAAATCGAATATGTGCAAGAGTTTAAGTTTCATCCAGAGCGGAAGTGGAAGGCTGATTTTCGCATTGAGGGTTATCCAATTTTGGTTGAGGTTGAGGGTGGTGTGTTCTCAGGTGGTCGTCACACAAGAGGCAAAGGTTATTCAGCAGATTGTGAGAAATACAGTGCAGCGGCAATCCTTGGTTGGGTAGTGATTCGAGGTACTACAGAACAGGTTAAGAAAGGGATTCTCATTGGTTGGATCGAAGAAGCGATTAAGAAGTTAAAAGTTTAAGGGGCAATTATGAACGTAGTAGCAGAGAAGTTTGAACAATTCGAGTGGTTGACTCATGGCATCACTGCTAAGTCACCGCAATTCAATGATGAGACAAAAGGCACAGGAGAGAAACCTTTGGACTATCAAGATCGCTTGGGTGCTATTGCGAGCATGGAAACCCAATTGGAGAAGTCGATTACATCAGTAATCATTTTTGGACAAAATAGTAAGAGTGATTTTGAGTTTGTGCAGAATCACTTAGCAAAAATCATGATTGCAAATGCATTGAGTGATAAACGTCGAGAACCTGAGGGGATTCAATTAGACTATTTGGCGGTGTTGATTGCTAGAATGGTAATTGATTTCTCTATTGATCCAGAGCTTGAGAATAACTTCACAGCTCAAGGACGGTTGTATTATGCAGGGATTCGCTCTTGGCAGATGACCCAAAATTCATATCGTTTAACATGGAAACAATACGAAAACATGATGATTATTGCTTTAGAGACTTCAATTAAATGCGCATCAGATGCAATTGAAAAGTATAGAAAAAATACTTACAAAGATTTAAAAGCATAGGGCTATCATTTAAATGATAACTAGGGTATAGTTTTTCTATACTGGTCGTATTACAGTTCATCTGAGACCAAAATTTAGCTACACATACATGGAGATGGGTGTGAGTATTTTTAATAACAATTTAACTATTAACGAAATATTAACTGTGAAATTACTATCTGCTCAAAATAAGTTAGGTGATTTAGCAAACTATATTAAAAATATGTCAAAAATCACACAGGCGGAGCTTGCTTTGCTTGCATGGAAGGGTCGTGGTGATGAGATCACTGATGAACAGTATCAATTAGACTATGCTTTAGAGCAAACAAAAGATCATCAATTTGCAGATTATTTAGCTAAAATGCCACTACATACTTATTTAGGTGATCTAGGATACTAATGTAATTTAAAATTAACACTAACCACCTCAACGGTGGTTTTTGCTTTTCATACCAACCAAAAGTGCTACACTCCCACCGATAAATAGGAAAACACATGAATATTTGCATCGGTGGCGATCTTAGCGGTCAAGTTGTAGAGAAAAGCCCTAACGATTACTTTCAACAGTCTATTGTAATTGGTGAAAAGACCTATAAGTTTTGGTTTTCAGATAAAGTAAGTTTTCATGATGCGTTTGTTGAGGCTGAGAAGCTGGCAAGGCAGGGTTGAATAAAGGGCGCTTAGGCGTCTTTTTTACATTAAGTTATAAATAACTTTATAAATATATTGAAAATACTTATTAATTTCACTACTTTAATATTTTAAACTTATTCAAAATTAAAGGTAGTTATGCTGATTAAATTAAATGAGAATACTTTTGTTAATAAAGATAATGTGACACATGTAAAAGTTATCAAAGGAATGCAATCGACTAAACTAGAGTTTCATCTTGTAGGTGGTGAAAAAATCTATCAACAAGTTAATGCAGATCATCTTGACTATTCGGTTAATGAAATTTTAAAACCGTTTGGTTTGAACTAGAAGAATCCCACCTTGGTGGGATTTTTTAATGGAGGTATCTATGCTCCGAATCAAACAAATCTTCTGCTTTCACGTTTGGGAATATTCAGATTTCTTTAGAGTGAGAGAGTGTCGGAAGGTGATTAGTACCACATAATTTTAACAAATAGTAAATTTTATCTAAATTGTTCTACAAACTAGTGAACAATATTTTTAATAAATGTTAAAAAATACCATAGGTTGATTATTGTGTTCCTGATTCCCTCTGAACAAGAATGTCTTAATTAATCTTAAAACCCCTTCCGAGGGGTTTTTTAATTCTTTAGGATTTGTTATATGTATTTAATACATAATTAAGCAGTATAAAACATGAAGAATATCATATTAGTAATTTCTTTATTTGTTTGCGGCTATGCCAATGCCTATCAAAAAGAAGATTTTGAAAAAAAATATAATCAGCTATCCAAAGCAATGGATGATTCAATTATTAATTCTATAGCATTTTCGAGTAGTGATAAGTCACAATCAACTAATCTAGTTTGTATATCAGTGCTTGATCAGATTAATTTTGTGAATTATATCATTGATAATTATAGTGATTATACGGAAATGCTTGAAAAAGTAGAAATGATATCACCGCCAAAAGATGAATTTGAAGAAATGAAAATAAGCCATTTATCTGAAATTGAAGAGTATAAGAAAGCGCTCGCAGGAACTAAGTACAATTGTACACCTGAATAAAGAATTCAATTGTAAATCTGACCCCACACTGTTGGGGTTTTTTAATGCCTAGAGGAAAGTGAAGATGTCAAACGAAAAGCAAATTGAACAAGAAATTCAAGACAAAGGTCTGAATGCACCACGATTAACGCCTGATCTTATTGATGGTGTGATTGTTGGTGAGACCTATACAAACTTACCAGATGGTCGAACGGTCATTTGTCAACTTACATTGAAGAACGGTTTTACTGTTGATGGCAAATCTGCCTGTGTGAGTAAAGATAACTTCAACCAAGAAATTGGTAATAAAATCGCACGACAAAATGCACGCGAAAAGATTTGGGAATTAGAGGGTTATCTTCTCAAAGAAAGCCTCTATCAGGCTGAATTAAATAAATAATTCAGAACCTTCCGCTACGTTTCCTTTGCCCCGAAAGGGGTTTTATTTTGTCTTGGAGATAACTATGGAAGGTTGGGATGGATGACTTATGAACAAACTCGAAGCACAAAAGAACCTCCAACTACTCGAACAAGATAAAGCACGCTTACTCTCACTTAATCATCTCAATTCCACTTGGGCGTTTAAGAATCAGTGTGAGTTGAGAGTGAAGCAGATTAATGGGTTTATTCGTAATTTAGAGTGTGGATTACAGAAAAAATAAAAGCCCATAAATTGGGCTTCTAATAAAGATTTCACAGTTACCGTGATTCTTTTGGGATGGCGTCCTTCGTTCTTTCGATTGACTACAGGCTGGTTACTGCTTCTGTCAATAGGAGTTCAATAACTTACCTAACGGCAGGAACCTTGTGCATTGAATCATCAAGCCATCGGGAAGTCCTTGCTCCTGCATTAACAATTATAAGTTTTGATTTTAAGTTAATCAATTAGGAGATTCCTTTATGGAAGATATTGAGCTTCCGAAAGGGAGTGAGCCATTAGCTAATCAGCAACATGAAAATTTAGCCCAAGCCTATGTTGAGACTGCGAGTAAAAAGAAAGCAGGGGAAAAGGCAGGCTACACAGATAAATCAAACGCATTTCGAGCCATTTTAAGACCAGATGTTCAAGAACGTATTAAGTTCCTACAAGAAGAACGGGCGGAAGAGCTGGGTATTGATGCTTATTATGTTCTTAAGAATCTAAAGTCTATCGCCGAGCGGTGTATGCAGGGTGAGCCTGTAACCGATCGAGATGGTAGTCCTGTTTTTATTCAAGGGCCCGATGAAGAATATTCAGCGCTCTATAAATTCGATCAAGCAGGTGCGAATAAATCCCTTGAGATGATTGGTAAACATCTTGGTATGTTTAAAGAAGAAGTGAAGTTGACGGGTAATTTAAAGATTCAAGCGCCAACTTTTAACATTGTTGGAGTTAAGCCAGATGGAGATAAAGATACCGTTTAAGCTGACTCCAGCTTTCGAGAATTTAAATACTTGTCTATATGATGCAATTGTTTGGGAAGGTGGGCGTGGTGGTGCAAAATCTGAAGCACTGGCACACATCGGAATTTTAGAATCGTATATTGATGATGGGGTGATTCTTTGTTGCCGCGAGATTCAGAAATCAATTGATGATTCAATCTATTCGATGTTGGTTGCCAAAATTTCTCAGCTTGGCTTAGATGAGCAATTTAAAATTCTCAAAGATGAAATTACCAACCTAATAACTGGTGCACGCTTCATTTTTGCGGGATTGAAGTCAAATATCACAAGCATAAAGTCAATTACGAAATTACGTGTTGTGCTTGTGGATGAAGCTGAAAATGTGAGTCAAAACTCATGGGATATTGTTAGACCAACGCCTCGTTATGGAAAGGTTAGAATTTATGTAGTGTTTAACCCGAAATTTGAAACTGACCCAACTTGGCAAGAGTTTGTAGCTAAAAAAGATAATCGAACTCTACATATTAGTATTGGTTGGCGTGACAATCCTTGGTTTCCTGAATCTTTAAACAATCAGCGTTTACGTGATGCTAGAGGTGATGCAGGTCGTTATGAGTGGATATGGGGTGGGAAGTTTTTAAAGCTTTCTGAGGCGTCAATATTCGGTAAAAAGCTTAGACAGCGTGAATTTGAAGTTGATGAAAGTTTTGGTGATCCAATGTTGGGCGTGGATTGGGGATTTAGTACAGATCCAGTTGCAGCAATTGAAGCTTATGTGAAAGGACGCACCCTATACATTCGAAATGCAGCAAGTAGGGTTGGTTTAGAGTTAGATGACACTGCTGCTTGGTTGTATAGACACATTCCAAAACTGAAATCCAATACTTCAAGAGCGGATAATTCAAGACCAGAAACAATCAGTAAAGTTCAGAAGGATAAAGAATGTCCTTTACCATTGTTAAAAGCTTGCGTGAAATGGTCAGGATCGGTTGAGGATGGTGTAGTCTACATTCAATCTTTTGATGAAATTGTTGTTCATCCTGATGCTGATAATTGCTATGCGGAATTGATGGCCTACAGTTATAAGAAAGATAAATTCGATGAAATTACTACAGAAATCTTGGATAAAGACAATCACTATGCTGATGCACTGAGATATGCCTTGGAACCTTACATAGCAGTTAAACATGTTCAGAAAGTCAAAACTCGAAGAATTCGAGGGATGGCTTAAATAGTTTGCACCTTCGGGTGCTTTTTTTATTGGTATTAATATGGCAGTTACAGATCAACATCCGCAGTACGCAGCGGTCAAAAAAAGTTGGCAATTGATGCGGGATTCAAGCTCTGTTGCTGGTGAAGAAACCATAAAAGAGGCTACAACCAAGTATCTGCCAAAATCAGCAGGTCAAATCGAAGCAGAAAAACAAAGCCCACTTGGTAAAGAAATCTATAATGGATATTTGCAGCGAGCTCAATATCCTTTGTGGGTTCAAGATTCATTAAGAACTATGATTGGTTTAGTTTCTAAACTTACTCCTGAAATTCAGATCAAAAGTAATTTGATGAAGCATTTAGAAGAAAATGCAACAAATGATGGATTTGGATTGAAGCAGTTATTCATTCGAATAGTTGAGCAGATTATTGAATTTGGACGTTGTGGGCTTTACATCGATGTCGATGGAGAAGGGAAACCTTATTTTGCTCTTTATGACGCACTGTCTATTATCAACTGGAAGGAGAACAGTGTTGAAGGTCGGAAAGATACAACATTGGTTGTCTTAGAAGAACAACATAGTTCAGGTGAAGATAAGTTCAGCCATAGCACAAAGACAGTTCAGCGTTCTTTAGAATTGAATGATGGTAATTTTGAAGTTTTCCTGCATGATGGCGGTAAAATTGAAGAAAAGACTCCGAAAATTGGAAACAACAATCTAGGTTTTATTACATTTGTTTTTATAGGTGCAACGAATAATTCTCCAAATATTGGATCAATTCCATTGTTATCGATGGCAAAGGCAGCAATTAAGTATTACCAATTATCTGCTGACTATTTTCAATCACTTCATCATACGGCTCATCCGCAACCATGGATTAGTGGCCTATCGGATGATGATGAAATCAGTGTTACTGGTGTAATGGCAGTTTGGGATTTACCTCAGGGTGCTGAGTGTGGATATTTAGAGATCGAAGGCGTAGGCATTGATAAAACCAAAGCTGAAATGGATTCTCAAAAGAATGCTGCATTAGAAGCAGGAGCCAAGGTCATTGATACCAACACTCAAGAATCAGGTGAAGCGCGTCGAGCAAGACAAGATGATCAGCATGCGAGTTTACATAGTATTGTGACTTGTGCTGCAGAGGGTATAGAACAGGCATTAAAATATGCAGCGCAATGGCTTGGGCTAAATCCTAATGATTATGTATTTACAGTGAAAGCTGAATTCTCCAATCAATCCTATGACATTAATTTGGCTAAGCAACTTTATGAAGGTGCTTTGGCTGGTAAAAACTCGTTCTCAACTTACTGGGATTACATTGCTACTGGCAAACTTCCAGAAGGTGGATATCAAGAAGAATTGCTTAAGGTTGAACAAGAAACTGAAGGCACACTAAATATGGGTTAGACCATGAATAACTCGATTCAAGAGCAAGCATTTCTAAATGCATTTATTCAGCATCAAACTTATTTGCATCGTGCATCGAGTCAAACTGTTAATGAGATGTGGCAGCTTTTTAGCAATCAATCTAATGAAATGGTTCTGAAACTTCGTGATTTGCTGGATGAATTAAGCGATCAAGAGAAAATAGCCTTATCTGGTGCACAGTACACAACACCAAAGCTCAAAGAAGTGCGCAGCCTTATTAATGAATGGTTCTTAAATCTAAGTTTCGCGCTGCCTGAAACTTTTGCAGTAACAGCAACGGCATTCGCAGTTTACGAGTCCATATGGTTATCCAAGGCGTTAAATAATCCAATTAAAGAGCCTGATGGCAAAAAGCTGTATACAAAGATCAGGCACAAGCCTTTGACTGGTGGTGCTTTGGTTGATAGCTTACTTGAAAATATCGCAACTACAGCACGTCAAAAAGTTGAATATGCGATTCGAGATGGAATTAATTCAGGTCAAACTAATTATGAAATCATTAAACGAATTCGAGGTTATGACAAAACTATTGATGGAAAGAAAATTCATTATGATGGTTTGATCGATCAATCGTTTAAAGATGTTGATCGAGTTGTTAGAACTGCCCGAAGCCATGTGTCGAATCAATCTTATGAGTCTACTTGGAATGCTTTAGGTTTCGAATTCTATAAGTTTTTCAGTGTGCTTGATGGTAGAACATCTATGCTGTGTGCATCATTAGATCAAACTACATGGCAAAAGGGTGATCCTAATATTAGAAGACCACCATTACATCCTCACTGTAGATCAACTTTACTTGGTGTAGATGCTGATGGAGAAATAGCAGGGTTACGACCATTTGTGGCAGATAATCGAGCGGTTAAGGATATTCCAAAAGATCAGCGTAGCGGCAAGATTGGTCAGATTGATGCTAATACCTCTTACAAAGATTGGTTTGAACGTCAAGATGAGAAATTCCAAAGAGAATGGCTAGGACCATCAAAGTTTAAACTTTATAAAGATGGTGGTTATACCATTGATAAATTTGTTGATCCACTTTCTGGTCTGCAATTCAATCTCAAGCAGCTAAAAGAAATGGATGAAAAGACTTTTAAAGAGGTTGGGTTGTTCTAAATTAGTAGCATTGCAAGGGTGTTATTTCTTGGAAACTATTTGTAAAGAGTGTAGTTTAAGCATTATCAAGAAAAAAGTTTTAAGTGATTAATGTGAAAAAACGAGAAGTTAATGAAGAGTATGATTGGTATTATGAAGATACTGGTCGTGACTACAAGCTGCAACACCAGATAAATGATATAAGAAATAACTTCGAATCGATTTCGAATTGGTTGTATCTGGGAGCCGATGCTAATGACCAAAGTTTCGTAAAAATAGGAATTACTACTGGTGATCTAAGATCAAGATCATATAGTTCAGCTCGCCCGACATATTATCTTTTCTGTGCTTTTAAATTTAAATATAACCTGTCTAGGCTGGAGATGGAGAGCGTTGAAGGTGATATTTTGACTAGGATGGAAAATATATATTGCAATAGACCAAATCATGCAAATAGGTTAAATCATTTTGAGTCAGGGAGAGTTTCTGAGTGTTTTCAACCAGTAGATTTTTACAATTTCTACAAAGACTTGCACATGGAAATTTTAGAATATCATTGAGATAGTTTTGTGATATGTGATTATGAAGATTATGAAGATTATGAAGATTATGAAGATTATGAAGATTATGAAGATTATGGGGAGTTTGTGGAATGTATTTTTAATCCGCGTTTAGACAACTCAAATCAAAGGCTTTTAGAAATGATTGTTCAATCATATTGATAAGAACTTAAATTAAACTTTTCAGCTTAAGCACCCAACCGGGTGCTTTTTTATTGCCTGCGCAAAGCTCAGGTTCACAAATCCGCTAGGCGGTTATTCGAGGAATATATAATGTCAGATGACAATAAAGTTGATTTAAACAACCCTGAAATTCAAGAAGCAATCAAAAATGCCGTAGATGAACAGGTCAAAGGCTTGAAGGCAAAAAATGATGAACTTCTTGGTAAGAACAAAGACTTAAACACTGAACTTTCAGGCATTAAAAAGCAGTTGGAAGGTGTGGATTTAACAGCAGTTAAAGACCTTCTTTCAAAAGCCAATATGGATGAAGAATCAAAACTAATTGCCGAGGGCAAGATTGATGAAGTCATTCAAAAGCGTACTGAAAAAATGAAGCAGGACCATGACAAACAACTACAGGCTGAAACTGAGCGGGCAAATAAAGCGGAAGTATATGCAAACCAGTTTAAACAGTCTGTAGTGAAAGGTCAGATTGCACAAGCATTCAGCGGTGTTGGTGGTTTAGCGGAAGCGACAGACGATGTTACGGCTTTGGCTTTATCACAATTTGCTTTAGATGAAAAAGGCAATGCTGTGATGATCGATGCCAATGGCGAAACAATTATTGGGAAAGATGGCTCAACTCCATTAAGCCCTAAAGAATGGGTCGAAAGCCTGCGCGAAACCAAGTCTTATTTTTTCCCTAAAGCGCAAGGTTCTGGTGCACCAGGTTCAGGAACATCAACTAAAAAATGGTCTGACTATACAGAATCAGAACGTGCAGCAATTGCGCGTGAAAATCCAAATGCATTTCAACAGTTATTAAAAACTAAGGAAAACTAATTTATGCCAGCTACTCGTATTGCGGATATTTTTGTTGGGGATTACTACCAAACATTAGATCCAGTGAACTCACCTGAAAAAACGGCAGTTTATCAATCAGGTATTGTTACCAAAAATCCAGCTTTGAGTGATATTGCAAATAATGGTCAAGGCACTTCAACAATTTCTTATTGGCAGGATCTAGATGCCAATGAAGAGGCAAACGTCTCTACAGACGATCCAGATCAAAAAGGTAAAGTAGGTAAAGCGTCGCAAGACAAGATGCAAGCTCGTACTCTCTATCTTAACAAACCATATGGCGTGTCAGATTTAACGACTGAGCTTGCCAATAGCGAACCAATGCAACACATTCGCAACCGTTATGGGAAATATTGGGAACGTCAATGGCAGCGTTACTTATTGGGTGCTGCACGTGGCGTGATTGCATCTAACCTTGCAAATAACTCTGGCGATATGGTGATTGATGCAGGTGCAACGATGACCGCTACAGCTATGCAGGATGCGGCATTTACTGCTGGTGATGCTGCTGATCAGTTTGCTGCAATTGGCGTGCATTCTGTTGTAATGAAGCAGATGGTGCAAAAAGATCTGATTGAGTATGTGAAAGACTCTCAAGGCAACATCATCTTAACTACCTACCTTGGTAAGCCAATCTTTATGGATGATGGCCTTACTTATGGCGCAAACCAGTACCTTTCAATGTTCTTTGGTACGGGTGCCTTCGGTTATGGTGAGGGTACTCCAACCAATCCAGTTGAAGTTCAGCGTGATGCCTTAGGTGGAAATGGTGGTGGTTCGGAAATCATCGTGGAGCGTAAGACTTACATCTTGCAGCCTGCCGGGTTCTCATGGAAAGGGGAGGAAGATCCAAATAAAACTCCAACAATTGCTCAGTATGCAAATGCTGCGAATTGGGAACGTGTGTTTGATCGTAAACTTGTGCCTTTTGCTGCGGTAATCTCAGGTACACCTTAATAAACTTGGCGGCTTCGGTCGCCTTTGTTTTGGAGAATAAAGTGAAAGTTATTTATACAAATACAATTCCTGAAAATCAGCAGCTAAATGTTTGCTATCGCACTTCATTTTTAGGTGTTATTTCTGCTGCAACTTCGGTTGAAGTGGATGATGAATTTCCAAATGCTGAAGCAGTAAAACAAGCCTATGCGTTCTTAAATGCTCAGGCTCTATCAGTTCAAGTTAATGTAGGCATCACGCCTGAATTACAGGCTGTTGTTGATGAAGCAAAAGCTGAGTGTGAAAAGGTGGTTGAAGAAAATACGGCCCTGAAAGCACAAATCGAAGCACTTTCTGCAAATGAAGCAGCGAAATCTGAACTTGAGTCAGAAAATTCAAGATTGAAAGATTCAGTTTTGATTCTAGAAGATGCTCAGAAAGAATCGCTCGAACAACTTCAAACTGCTAAAGGTGAATTTATTGCATTCCAAAATAACATTGAAGCAATGAAAGCCTGTATCACCGAATTGGAAGCAAACGCCGATAAAACGGATGAAGAAAAACCGAAAACAACCAAAGCAAAGTAGGTGAGTCATGAGTTTTGTCACTGAATCAGAAGTTGAGCAAGCGCTTGGGGATACTTGGACCAGCCAAAGTGAAAGTGACAAGGCTCAACTTCTTAAGAAAAGTCAAACATATTTAATCGCTCGAAACGTTAAAGATTATGAAAATGTTGATGATGTACCACAGGATTTAAAGGATGCATCCTTTGAAATCATTAAAGGTATCATTGATAAAAAACTCTACATTGATAAAGACCAAGAACTTAAATCTAAACGAGTAAAAGCGGATAGTATTGAAAGTGAAAAGGTATATCAGGATGGCTCTAAATCCATTAATGCAGTTGAGCAATTCATTTGGGATTTGATCAAGCCATATACTAAAAAATCACGCGTTCAAATGGTAAGGAAACTGTGATGGGATTGAGAGACGAATTGCAGGCCGATATTGCAGAGGCATTTGATACTGATTTAGCTGATGCCATTACCACTTTCACTTGCTCCAAAGAAATTCAATCAGGTGATTTCGACTTTGAAACGCAGACTTATCCTATTATTACCGTTGAACAATACTCAGGACGTGGCGTATTTGGCTCATATAAGCGAGATTTGGTAAAGCCTATCAATTATCAAGTTGAAGATGTAAAAGCTACTGTGCTTCAAAATGAAGTAACTGGTGTGCCTCAGATTGATGATGTTTGGGTGGCAGGTCGTGAGTTTAAAGTTTTGAGCATTAGCAAAGATCCAAGTGGAAGTATTTGGATTTGCCAGTTAAGAGTTACATAAAGCTATAAAATAAATTTTGGATTTTATTGAAAAAGTGTATGATTTATTTCAACTTGAATTCGAGTACACATAATGCTACCTACTGAATTAATATTAAAAGATTTGTCTGCGTATTTAGTTAATAAAAGATTATTGGATCCGAAGATTAAAGATATTACTAACTATGATCTATTGATGCAGATTTTTCTTGACTACATAAATAATGTAGACAGAGCAGAACACATATATTTCCATAAAAGCTTTTTAAATCTTGAACAAGATAGTGCTATTTTTCAGCTTAAAGAATCTGAAATTACATTACCCTTAAAAGAATTAAATAGTTTTGACTCAGATCAACTTAAAGAATTTTTATATAGAATATTTACTGAATCTGCTTATAAATAATAAAAACCACCTTAGGGTGGTTTTTTAATGGGTGAAATATGACTTGGAAAGGATTTAGACCATCACAATTTACACTCCAAGTTTTGCATGATGGATCAGAACTACAAAGAAAAATAACCGCTGCAATGCTTCAAGGTGTTGTGCTTAAAAGTCCAGTCGATACAGGGGCTTTCAGAGGTAATCATCGTGTTTCAATTGGTAGTGTGGATTACACCAAAGACTTTCAAAAAATAGATAAATCAGGTACGACAACCATTGCGGATGGAATGGCTAAAGTCCTTAGCATTCAATTAGGGATGAGAGTCTTCATTAGTAATAATCTGCCTTACGCAATTGCTCTCGAAAATGGACATTCAGGCCAAGCGCCTTTAGGGATTTATTCAATCACTTTCCAATCAGTTACGAGTAGATATAAATGATGACATTATCGGAAGCTGAATTGGCGATATACAAGCGAATAGGCCAATTTAGTGGTGTGGAAAAAACATATCTTCGAATTGAAAATCAGAAAACTCCAGATGGCAAACCATTTGATCCACCATCAAATAAACTTTGGTGCAAAGTTTATATTCAGTATGGAGATAGTTTGATTGCAGGTATTGGAAATGAACCCTGTATTCGAGATATTGGCACTATTTCAATTCAATGCTTTGCACCAAAGAATTCAGGCACGATTGAAATGACAAATCTATGTGTTAAATGGCGTGAATTCTTACAAACCTTTGGTGTTTCACATTTAGAAGTCTATAGAGTCCATGCGCCACAAGATATGGATGATGACAATTTTTATGCAAAGATAGTGAGAGCTGAGTTTCGAGTTAATTAGCTTAATCTCACAACAAACCGGAATTACTTTTAAACGAACCTGTCCTTAGTGACAGGTTTTTTAATGCCTGAAATATGGCATCCAAGCCAACTAGGGTAGCTCCTGAAAGGAAGATGGTCGTTTCGACTACTCATTGCATCTTCTTGTTGGCTTTCTTTTATTTATGAGTGGTCGGAGCATAACAATGAATGCGATTGTAAAAATTGAAGGTAAAAGTCCATTTATCGAAGTGGAGCTTAATGGAAAAATTCAACTTGGCGTAAATGCCCGTGATTTGCACAAAATGCTAGAAGTCAAAGCGGAGTTTTCTCATTGGATTAAACGACGAATTAACCAATGCAAATTTGAAGAAAATTTTGATTATATGGTTTTCGTCAAAAAAGACGAAAACCTAAAAGGTGGACGTCCAACAACTGAATACATTATTTCTGTAGATATGACAAAACATCTTGGAATGATGGAACGAAATGAAAAGGGTTTTGAAATCCGCAAGTTTTACATTGAGCAAGAAGAATTGGCACGCAATACATTAAACGGCATCCAAATTGAAATTGGAAAATTATCCTTGCTTGCCGATCAATGGAAAGAAACCTTATCAAATGCAGGAAGAATTCTAAGTGTTGGTGGAAAACAAATTAGACCACAGATACTGAAAAAATTAGATGAGCTAATTGAACATGCTCAACCAAGTTTAAAACTAGAGGGTTAGATTTCAAATATCACTTTCTAGCAACTCTATCCACCTCCTTAAAGGAGGTTTTTTTATGCCTAAATTAAGGAGAACTTCATGAGTTCTGGAGCTAAACAATTAACCCGAGTTGGTTTTGAAGCATCACCTGGTGTGATTGCAACCACTTGGAATACATTTGCATTTACCACTAATGGTTTAGATGCAGCAGCACAAACCACCGAATCGCAAACGATTAAAGATTCACGAATTGCAGCCGGTACTTTGGTAACTGGTGTTGAAGTGCAAGGAGATATTGAATCTGAATGGGCTTATGGGATTCAGGATAAAGTCTTAGAGCTAGTTGCCTTTAATGCTTGGAATAACAACGTTTTGAGCTTTGGAGGTACAACTCGAAAAACACTTTCGATTATTCGCGGCTTTAGTGATATCGATAACTTCCAAGCTTTCACCGGTTGCCACATTAACCAGTGGACTTTATCGATCCCTGATTCTGGTATTGTGACTTCTAAATTCGCAATTATGGGAATGAAGCGTACAGCTTATGAGGTTGCCCCGACTGGTACCGTAACACCAGCAGTGGATGCAGTACCATTAACTAGCCTATCAACTGGTGACATTCTTATTGATGGTGAGAAGAAACCAGGAATGTGCATCACTCAGATTGAATTAACCATTGATAATACAATGCAGATTCAAAAGTGCTTAGACTATGAAAATAACATTGCCGCAATCTTAGAAACCATTATGAAAGGCAGTGGTAACTTTACAATTGCATGGTCCAAAAACACTGCAGAACTTTATGAAAAACAATTCTTAAATGAACCGATTGGCCTTGAATACTCATTGAAAGATACTGCAGGTAATAAATACACTCTCAAACTACCTAAGGTTCAAGTATCTGCGCCTTTGCCAAGTGGTGGTGCTGGTGATGTATTAACTACCCAATTCTCGTTCACTGTCGCGGATGTTGCACCGACTCTTACACGTATTCCTGTAGTTGCGGGGCCTTAATCATGTTAATTGAAATCGAAGAACAGAAGTCTATTGAATACGTTCAAGAATGGTTTGATTTTAAAGATGGAGTGAAACTACTCATTGCGAGTATTGATAAGCCATCATTTCAGCGTTCACTTGAACTCAATGGGATTCAGGCCGAGCAAGAGCTTGCAGGCATTAAGGCTGTTACAGATGAGGGTGCAGTTAAAGCCAAATTAGGTTTTAACCGAGCTGTATCACATCTCTTGCTAGGATGGGTTGGACTAGTCGGTAAGGATAAGAAGCCAATCGAATACAGCGCGCAAAATGCTGAGCTGATTTGTACAAGCTCAAAGCAATCACTTGAAATTATCGTATTCATCATGGAAAAGGCTAAAGTGAACCATGACTCTAAGACTGTAGAGATTGCTGATGAAGTGGGAAAGTCCTCAAGCACTACGAACAAAGAAACATCAAATGGTGCGAAGAAAAAACCGCTGAAATCTACCAAAAGCTCGGCATAAAACCACCTGAGCGTTTAGAACCAAGTTACACCGCAAACCATATCATTAAAGCCTTTAATTTAATTTCAAAGGCTAGACGGTTTATTGCCTTTCCGCAGGGTGGTGGGTTCTATGACTCACTCACTCTTGCGGATATTAAAAGCTATTTTGATGTGTACGGTTGTGACTTAGATCGAGGGCTTTTTGTTGAGTGTATTTTTGCGCTGGATGGGAAGTACTTGAGTGAAGTGAATAAGTCATAAGTGCTATCAAGCCAAAACTTCTAACAAATTTTATTTAGAGGTGCACGTATAAGAGAGAACTATTTATATGGTTTTCTTGATTCCAAAACAAAACCCCGAGAGTTCACAGCTCTTGGGGTTTTTGTTTCCAACCCACAATGCACACTTGAGGATTAGAACATATATGAATTATACCCCCAAAAACCAATTAAAGGTAGACGGAAAAATGAGCGAATTAGGTGCGGATAAAGCTGGTAACAAATTAGCAACTGCCGCAATTATTGCATCAGTATTATTTGGAATCGCGGCAGTGATTGCTGCCATACGCTGGTGGTAATAAACATGATCATCAAACCATAAAGCCGATCTTTTAAAAGGTCGGTTTTTTAATGTCCGCAATAAGCCCTTGCCCAACTTACAAAGAATTGGATTATTTGTTATTTTATGAGCAAACACCAAGGGGTTTATATGAAAAAAATATTAATTTTATCTGCAATTTTACCTAGTTTATGTTTTGCGGACACAAAACAGTTAGATAACGATATTCATGAATGCCCTTGCCCAACTTACAAAGAATTGGATTATTTGTTATTTTATGAGCAAACACCAAGGGGTTTATATGAAAAAAATATTAATTTTATCTGCAATTTTACCTAGTTTATGTTTTGCGGACACAAAACAGTTAGATAACGATATTCATGAATGCGGTACGATTTTTAAAACAGCAGAAATGGTTATTCAGGCTAAGCAGCAGGGCGTATCTATAACAAAGCAAATAGAAGCAAATGATCTTGCATTGAAAAAAAGTAACGATCAAGCAACTTATAAAGAAATTGATACCATTATAAAAGAAGCTTATTCAAAGCCAATTTCTTCAAGTGATTCCGAAAAGGAAGCAGAACTATCGAGTTTTCCTTTAAAGCATTATATGGCTTGTTAGATACGCAGGGATCATACTAAATTNAACGATCAAGCAACTTATAAAGAAATTGATACCATTATAAAAGAAGCTTATTCAAAGCCAATTTCTTCAAGTGATTCCGAAAAGGAAGCAGAACTATCAAGTTTTCCCTTGAAACATTATATGGCTTGCTTAGATACGCAGGGATCATACTAAATTAGCTAACCATCCGCTTACCCGAAACAACTTTGCAAAACTGTCTACGAAATCGTAGTGGACTAATGTAATTTAATTCCATCAAACATAAAAAACCACTAACCTGAGTGGTTTTTTTATACCTGTAGCCCGCCTTTCCTGCGGGCTTTTTTTCATCCGTAGGAAAGTAAAAAATGGCTGAACAACGCAGCACCCTCGTTATCGAAATTAGCTCAGAACAAGCAGCACGTAATGCACGTGCTTTAGATCGAGAGCTACAAAGTATCGAACGCACTGGTAATTACGCAACTACTTCAATGAACTCTATGTCAGTGGCAGCACGTCAGTTGGCAGGGTATTTGGCTGGGGTTGTGACTGTTGGTACTGCGATCGCTAAGATGGATACTTATACTGGTTTAAATAACAAACTTAAATTAGTCACTAAGAGCCAATCTGAACTCAATACTGCAATGAACGATACCTTCAAAATCGCTCAAAATACTGCACAAGCATGGGATTCGGTTGCACAGATCTATCAACGTTTTTCTGACAATGCAAAGCGTTTAAACATTACTCAAGCCAAAACTGCAGAACTAACTGATACCGTTGCTAAAGCAATCGCAATTAGTGGTGGTTCAGCTGCTTCGGCAGAAGCTGCATTAGTTCAATTTTCACAAGCTTTGGCTTCCAATGTTCTACGCGGTGAAGAGCTTAACTCTGTAATGGAGCAAGCGCCTGGACTCGCAAAGGCAATTGCTCAAGGTATGGGAATCACAGTAGGTCAATTACGTTCAGTTGCTGCAGAAGGAAAGATTACAGGTGATGTACTTGTTGATGCTTTAACAAAGGCACGTGGTTCAGTAAATGAACTATTTGGCAAAACGGATTTCACTATTGCTCAGTCATTCACGCAATTATCCAATGAAGTCACTAAGTTTGTGGGCGAGGCTGGTAAAGGGAGTGGGGCTGCAAAGGTTCTATCTTCTTCTATTAGTGCACTTGCTGAAAATCTAGCCCCTATTGCAAACGCTGGTGCAGCACTAGCAATAGGAATGTTAACCAAAGCAATGATCAGCAATGCAGCAGCCACAACATCTGCAACCTACTCCTTGATTGCAAAAGTTGATGCAAGTATTGCTGAACGAAATGCCAATATTGCAGCGGCACAAGCCGAAGTCGCTTCTGCAGCTGCTGAAGCACAAAGCACTCAAGTAACATTGACCAATATCAAGGCAACACATGCACAGATCATGGCTGAAATTGAACTTGAAAAAGTTCGTTTGAAAGCTCAAATCACTGATCAAGGTCGAATGGCCACAACTACACGAATGGCTCAGCTTGGTCGATTACAGGCTCAAGTCGCTTTAGAAGTTGCAGCGGCTGAATCAGCACAAACCGCATCTTCTGCCAGATTATCTGCAGCTTTAACAGCACAAACCGTTGCTACAAGTCGTTTAGCTTTAGCCAAGTCAGCTCTTATGGCGATTTTTAGCCCAATGGGTCTAGCAATTGCAGCAACAGCAGCAACTTTCTATTTATTGAGTAGTAGTTCAGATGAAGTCAAAGAGTCTCTTGCAACTCAAGCTGATTCTGTCGAGTCTTTAACAAAGAAATACTTAGAGTTAAATACTGTACAAGCTTTGGTTGAAGGCGTGCGCTTACGTAAAGAGATTGAACAGCAAAATGATGTAATTGATGATGCAAGTAGTGCTACAAAACGTTTCGCATATATTCAAAAAGAATTGTTCAAATTATCTGGCAATGATTATGCAGATTACCAGAAGGCAGTTACTTCTATTGCTAAAGGTGCAAGTGATGCAGGTGATCTTTTAAATAAAATGATTGCTTCAGGTCGTTTTAGTCAGAATCAAATTGATAAATTGGTTGAGTTTTCAGGAGCAGTAGCAGAATCAAAGAACAAGATAGAGCAAAATAATAATGCTCTTAAATTATTGAATGCTACATCTGGGCAACATGTAGAAGTAACTGCTGATTCAATTAAGCAACTAACGATTCAAACAAATTTAACAAAAGTTGCTACCCAAAATTTCACTGATATGAAAACTCAAATGCTTGATTCATTACAAGCACAAGTAGAATTCATCCGTTTGAATGGTGGCAGTGAAGAACAAGTTAATTCGTTGAATAAAGTGATTCAAGCTTATTCTTTGAACCAACTTACAGCAACTGATGCTGTAAAAAAATTCAACAGCTCAGCCAAAGTTCCTTCTGATGTAATCAAAGGATTGATAGATTACGCTTCTAAAACAGACCAGTCTAAATTTGCAATGAATCAGGCTAATACGGAATTAAAAGCGATTCAAGAAAATGGTTCTAAAGCAAAGCAAGGTTTCATTGATGCAAGTCAGGGTGCTTCAACAGCAATGTCAGAAGTAGACAAACTCAATGAGAAAATGAAGGAGTTTAATAAAACTATTGCTCAGAGAAAATTTGATGCTGGTTATCAACAAATTTTGATTACTCAGTATGGTAAAACTCCAGAGCAAGCTGCTGCAATGTTAAAGGTTCGCAAAGAAGCAGAAAAAATAGGATTGAAAAATCCTACTGCAGATATGCTTAAAAATGAACTGTCAGTTTTAAGTATTGAAAACAAACTTAAAGACACTATTGAGGCAAAGAGTAAGGCTGAAAAGGATCGTACTAAAGAGCTTAAAGACCAAGAAAATATATCTAAACGCTTAGTTGGAATATCAGGTAATTCAGGTATCGGCACAGGCGCTCATCTTGATGTTCGCTATGGTGGATCTCGTGATGGGCAGAAAGTATCACCTGAACACATAGCACGACTACAAGCTGGTGGTAAATCCCTTTCAAATTATCGTGTTTCTTCTGATTATGGTCAAAGAAAAGCACCAACTGCTGGGGCGTCAAGTTTCCATAAGGGTATTGATTTTGCTATGCCTGTGGGCACACCAATCACAACAAAAGTAGCGGTAAAAGATGTAAAAACTGCATACGATCCAAAAGGTGGTGGTTACTACAGTACGGTAACTTTTGAAGACGGTGTTGTGCTTAAACTTCTACATCAATCGCCAAGCATGCAAAGCAAGGTGAAAGGTGGTGCAAGTACTGGGACTTATGGTTCCTATATTGCGCAAGATAAAGTTGAAGCTAAGTCAGAGCAAGAAATTGAAACATTAAGAGCAAACTACTACTCGCTAAGTGAAAAAGACGAAGCTGATCATATCAAGCGTGTAAAAGATTTGCGTAAAAATGGCCTAGATAGCCTAGTTGCTGATGAAAATGCTCGGTTTGAAAAAACTAAACAACTTCGTCAATTCGAATTCACAATGGAGGTTGATAGTTGGCGTTGGGTTGGTGAGGAAAAGATCAAGAATGATGCTTATGTCAAAAAACTTAGAGTTGAAGCTAGTACGGATTTCAATAAAAAGGAAAAGGCAGAAGCAATTAAATCTTTTGAAGAGCAAAGAGATTATGAACTAGCCGCATACCGCAGACTCCAAAAAGACAAACTCAATGAGTTTAAAGCAGCTTTGGAGCAGCAAACTGGTGAATTGCAACGTGCTTATTATGAGGTAATGGCACAAAACACAATGACTCAACCGCAACTTGCACAGTGGCAGTTTCAAAATCAATATGGTTCTTCTATAGGTGGTGCTTATGATTCTTATCAAAATTCTGTTAAGGATATTAACAAGAAGGATGACAAAGATCAGTACTTGATTGAGGCTGAAACACGTAATCAAATGTTGTTACAGGCTGAGCAAAACTATCAAAATCAACTTCTATTAATCAAAATGAAAGGGGTTGAGGATGAGAAGGTTTTACAACGCCAAATCCAAGATGAAAGGCTTAATGGCTATAACTTCTTATTGACCCAAGCTAGTTCTGTTTGGGGTGGTGTAACTACCATGGTTAAAGATGCAACTGGTGAGCAGAGCGCAGCTTATAAGGCAATGTTTTTAACACAACAAGCCTTAGCAATCGCTCAAGCAATTATCAGCACCGAATTAGCATCAACTAAGGCTCTGGAGTTAGGTCCGATTCTAGGGGTTCCTGCCGCTGCGCTTGTGAGAGGGCTTGGTTATGCCTCCGTTGGCTTAATTGCTGCCCAGACAATTGCAGGATTCTCAAATGGAGGCTATACGGGTTCAGGTGGAAAGCATGATCCAGCAGGCATAGTTCATAAGGGTGAAGTTGTATTCTCTCAAGAAGACATCAAGCGCTGGGGTGGAGTTGGGAATGTTGAAAAGCTACGCAAAACTGGTGGTTATTCAGATGGCGGAATTGTCGGTAATTCTTATAATGAAAGGAGGCAATATGATGCAATTAGTCAAGCCAGAACAAATGTAGCCTCACAGCCAAATATCATCATCAACAACTACTCCAATGAAACAGTTGAAACATCAACTGCATCAAATGGAGATTTATTGGTGCAAATTGGAAAAATGATGGATAAGAAGATTGATGATGGGGTTGATAGAGGTATTCAAAGGAATTTGAAACAAGGCTATCTATTAGATAAAGCAATAAAGAATAGACGTTAAGCTACTTCGGTAGCTTTTTATTCATTCAAATGTTAGATTTATTCAAAATAAATTAAGAGTTTGTGATGAAGAAAATTATATTAGGATTAAGTGTCGTAGTTGGCTTAGTTGGTTGCGTAAGTCCTGTTTCTGAAATGACGAATAATAACTTTACTAATGTGCAACCCACCATCACAAATTTAAGAGGTTTTTGGTCTGGTAATAATGGTCCTTATCTTGTCACAATTAAGTTTAATGATGATGGTACAGGGTTGATGTGTGCTAGCTATAATGGCAAAGATACATTAGAGAAGTTTAAAATCAATGGGGATACACTATTTATGCAAAATGGTTTAAAGCAAACTATTATTAAAAATGATGCATCTTCTTTAACTTTGAAAGTATCGTATTTTGGTGGTGCAACTTATCAATACAAACCTGACAATTCCTTATCAAACGCTTCACCTTATTGTGAAAAAGAATTTAAAAATTAAAAACAGGGCAAAAGCCCTGTTTTTTTGTATCAATTATTCAAGCTAAATACCATTCCATTGAATGTGGCTGCTTATCACCAACATGCTTAAGCGTAATGCCATAACCAATAGCTTTTCGGTTTAATATGTTAGCGTGACATGAGACTTCTTGAGTTAGTCCAATCAGGCGACCTGCATAACTGCTTTGAATTACAGTTAGAGCAGGATAGAGTTCATTTTTTACGAACTTCGCAAGAATCGGCACGTACCACATTAGAAATTGAACATTTTGATCTTGTAATACAGCTTGAATATGTGGCTCAGTGTCTTTGTGTTTGTTTGCCTGACTATACAAAGCAATCAAGTGATGAACATATTCCACTGCTACAGGAATCGTATCGTAAGGAATCTCATCAATGTGCTTTACGTTGAAGCGTTGATGAACGAGCTTGTATGCATCACTGTAGTTAAGATGTTTAGTCTTGGCTACGAGAAGATTTACAGCGTTTGTTAAGGGTTCGCGCTCTTCTTTAGTTGAGCGTGGGTTTACAGTAATACCTTTTGTCCAGTAATCCCAAAGAACATCGTCACACTCTTCTTGATATTTAATTACTGTATCTCTAAGTTCAGGCTTTACTTTATTTGGACTGATCGTCATCAGCCAGCCGAAAAGTTTTCTTAAGGGCAGGCAAATCATTTTATAAGATTTTCCATCCTTACCAGTTGTCATGATTTCCATGATAACTGAATTAAAACGTTGTTTTAACTTATCAAATTGAGCTTGCCATGCTAAACCCATACCCTCAACTATTGGGCGCATAGGGGTATATGGTTGTTGATTGTGCTCAATAATTATTAACTCTACACCGTTAAAGGGTGCATTTATTTGTGCTAAAGTATGCATATCAGATTCCTTGCGAAGGGTTTGATAGAAGCCCTGATGCCGTCGAAAGTTATCAGGGCTTTTTTATATCCCCTATGGGGATGTTTTATAATTTAAATCGTTAAAAACTTCTTGTCAATCCCCAGTGGGGATACTATTATAAATTAAATTGTTCGAGTGCAGAAAAATGGCTAGAAGTTCAGACGTTGAATACAAGATGCGTATGACGCAGGATCTCAAAGATAAGATTGTTGAATCAGCTAAAGAGCATAATCGTTCGATGAATGCTGATATTGTTGCGAGATTAGAAGATAGTTTTATAAGAAATGATAGTTCAGCACCAACAAATGCCGATGTTAAAATCTTTCATTTAAAGAGCGGTATAAAACGAGTTGTTTATGGAAAGCTTTTAAATAATCTTAGCTTAGACTACACACAAGATCTCGATCAACTTCGTGACGATATTCATCTTGCTCTTGAGGTATTGAGTGGTTCTTCTTTTTGGAATTCATTAAAGTTTTTAGGTAAAGATGTGCTCGTATATAAGGGCGACAATCAGATAGACGTTGTAGATAATGGTAAAAGTAGCTTAGGGTGGTTAACTGTCGAAGATCATATAACTGATGAGTATATGAAAAAACTTCATGGGCAGAAAAATGGAGATATATTTATGAAACTTGAGCAAGAATATGATTTATTCTTAGAATCGGAAGAATGTAATCAACAGAATTTAGATTCAAAAAGCAACGTTGATTATTTTCTACGAAAATTAGCTTTTGATAACTTCATTTCCTCAACTAATAAACTAATAGATCGAAACTGGTGGCAACACCGTAAAGTGATTATTCCAAAACAGAACTGCCAAGACACTTACGAATTCACCCAACAAGACAACAATGCTAAATTCAGCAATAAGGAAGGCTTCTTGGAATGGGTTGATTACAATCTAGAAGAAGCTAATAAAGTAATAAACAGTTAATGCGTAGCACCCTAAGCAGGGTGCTTTTTTTAAGCTTTTTAAAAATCATTGGTAAAAACTATGGTTATTAAAAGTTCTAAAGTGATAATATATTGAAGTTGTCAAAAGCTTATAGACAGCATTATAAGTATTGGAAAAATAAGTGAAATGAATAGTCAGTTAGAAATAATTGTAAAGCCAGAACTTTTGCAATGGGCTAGGGAAACCAGCGGCTTTAGTATTGCTGACGTGTCAAAAAAGTTAAAGAAAACAGAGCAAGATGTTTTAGATTGGGAAAATGGAATTGCAGCTCCAACTTATTCTCAATTGGAAAAATTAGCTTATGAAATTTATAAAAGACCTTTAGCTGTATTTTTCCTTCCAGAGCCTCCTTTGGAATTTACTCCAAAGCAAGAGTTTAGAACTTTACCCGATACAGATATTTCAAATTTATTACCTAATACTCATATGCAATTTAGAAATGCACGAGCATTTCAGTTAACTTTGGCCGAACTTTATAATGGAAAAAATCCTGAGAGAAGACCCTTATTTTATAGATTTGAATTAGATCCAAAAAAATCTGTTACAAAGCAAGCTGATATAATTCGATCAGTTTTGAATGCAGAAATAGAAGTTCGTGCAAAATTTAAAGACGATGACGAGGCATTAAAGTACTGGATTTCTGAAATTGAAAAACAAGGTATTTTTGTTTTTAAAAATAGCTTCAAACAAAAAGAAATTTCAGGTTTTTGTTTGAATGATGATGAGTTTCCTATCATCTATATAAATAATTCAACAACAAAAACAAGGCAAATTTTCAGTCTATTGCACGAATTGGCTCATATTCTTCTCGGGGTAAATGGAATTGGCAAATTTACAGATGAACATATAGCCTATTTGGATACAAAAGAACAAGCTTTAGAAATATTCTGCAATAAGTTTGCCTCAGAAGTACTAATTCCTGATAAAGATTTTAGCTATCAAATTCAAACCTTGCCCGAAGAGCTTGACTTGTACAACCTAGATGAAATTGTTATTAATTTATCTAAAAGATACTGTGTTAGTCGAGAAGTTGTTTTGAGGAAATTTTTAGACTTAAAAAAAGTTTCAGAGCATATATACCTAGAAAAAGTTAAGATTTGGAATAATCAAATAAAACCTTCAGGCAATGGAAATTGGTATGCAACTCAAAATGCTTATTTAAGTTCTAGGTTCACTAAAGAAGTTGTATCTAAACATTATAACCACAAGCTAAGTTTAGAAAGTGCATCAGAATATCTAGGTATAAAACCTAAGAATTTTGCAGGTCTTGAGCAAATGATTTTGAAGAGTGTCAATTAATGGATAGAACATATATTTTTGACACATCATCATTCAATAAAATGAAACACTACTACCCAACTATATTTGAAACAGTATGGAATCATTTAGATGATCTCGTAAAGAACGGACAACTGATTTCAACAAAAGAAGTGTGGACTGAAGTAAATAATGGAAGCCCTACACCACATTTACTTGAATGGTTGAATGATTGGAAAAATCAGATTTTTACAACTCCAACGCGAGATGAACTTTTATTTGTTAGTGAGATATTCAAGGTTAAGCACTTTCAAACACTTATTGGTAATACGCAAAAGCTAAGGGGAACTCCTGTAGCTGACCCATTCTTAATAGCTTGTGCAAAGATACACAATGGTATTTTAATCACAGAAGAGGCTTATAAGCCAAATAGCTCTAAAATACCAAATGTTTGCGAACATTTTGATGTCGAATATATGAATTTTGAAGAGCTTATGCTTGTACTAAAATGGAAGTTTTAATTTGTATTGGAGCGTCCAGATAAATCTATACATAATAAATTTTTTTAGTTAAGAGTTATATATAAGGAAGTCTATCTTAGGAATAGAAACCTCCCTCGGGAGGTTTCTTTTGATAAATTAGAACAACTCTTAAAGGTTTAAAGAAAATCCTTAAAACTAAATTGAAATCTTTATGAGGGTTTAAGATAACAAAACTATACTTTTAGCTAAGGGGTTTTAGAGCAATTAAATTTAGGTTTATTTTTTTTAAATGATTGATAATTATTGAATTATGTTAAATTCTTTAAAAGAAATCTATGTTTAATTTGTAGTATATGGTTATAGTTTAATTATTGACTTATGCCATGTTTAATAGATATTATGAAGCCACTAATAACCCTGTTATCAAATGATAAAAGGGTATTTTTGTCTAAGGAGATACTATCATGAGACGTACAAGTGCTTTTGTAGAGGGTATGCGTTCAGCTTTTGATTTAGCACCTAAGCAAACCAGACATAAAGCTAATTTTATTTCAGAAGCAAAAACCCCAAAGGTTGATACTCATATTTCAATCAATGACAGTGCATCAGCGTGGATTGCAGTTGGGTCATATATGAAAAAAGCAGCAAATCGTTATGAGCTTCAACATAATGTTAATAAATAGATCTAAGGCTGATTGAATTGACTGGTAATAATGAGAATTTACCTCATGTAAATTTAGATATTGATATTGACCCAAATCAGAAAGTAACGCCAATTAACACTGATAGGTATGCACAACATCAAATAGTCGAAGCATCTTTTCAATCCATTAAAACCCCTTATTTGCCTCCAGAGTTTTTAGAATCTTATGAGAAAACTCTGCCAGGCTCTGCTCGTGAAATATTTGATCTTATACATGAGCAGCAAAAATTTGAAATGGAATTAAAGCGAAAAGAGGTTGATTTTGTAGAGCGGAACCTATTAAGAAGTGAAACTGTTGATGCCGCAAATATCAGAGAGCAAGACTCTCTTAATACTGCTAGATCTAGAGAGATAGATATTAAGTCAAAGGGTCAATGGTTTGCTTTTGTGTCAATGATCTTGCTGTTATTAGCATCTTTTGGTTTTTCTTGGCTAGATAAACCTATTCAAAGTAATACTTGTTTGGGGTTGATTGTTGCTATGGCAGCTGTGATGTTTTTACAGAGAATCATAGGGCATGAGAAAGCCGAAGATGTTAATAAGAAAGATGCTGAAAGTTGATTGATGCAACTTTTACACAAACCCACTCACCTGAGTGGGTTTTTTATTGGACGCAATTTATGAGCAATGAAAAATTTACATTTCCGTGTGATCTGGATGGAAACTCAGGCAAACAAAACTTCAATATTTTGACTTCAAAATTTGGTGATGGCTACGAGCAGAGTATCTCAGTAGGCATTAACAATAAAAAGGGGGAGTGGACTTATAAATTTACATCTACCAAGGAAGAAATTCTTCAAATCAAAGCTTTCTTTGATCGACATAAAGGCTCTGATTCATTTCTATGGAATTCGCCATTGGATGGTGAGGTGAGAGTCAAAACAGATACAAGCTATACACCTAGTCAAGTGGGTGGAATGATCTGGACTATTTCCACAACCTTTACCCAAGTTTTTTACCCTTGAGAACTCTTAACTTTTGACCATCAATGTCTTACTATCAAATGGCTGAATTTTCAGCGATTAATGCATGAGGTCAAAAATGAAAGACGGAATTTACTTTGTTGAATTCAAGAGCAATATCCAAGATTTTGGAGCGGGCACTGTGATAGTAAAGGATGGTGTGGTCAATGGTGGAGATTATGGATTTATTTATCGTGGGAAGCTTGAAAATAATCTTCTTAAATTGAATGCAAAACAACATGACAAAGATGTTGTATCTGTATTTGGTAATATCAGTGATTACGAATTGGTTTTAGAGGTTAATCCAACTAATGCTGGTTATGATTTGGTTGGCAAAACTGAATTAGCACCAGGTGTGGTTATTAAAGTACAAGCCAAATTTATTGGTGATTTATTAGTTTAAAAACAATCAAAAGAGAAGGACGCATTTGCGTCCTTTTTTATTATCTAAAGGAAAGCAAAATGAAACAGTTTTCAACCGATTTATTCATTAAACTATGTGTAAAATATACCGGCAAAAGCAAACAAGATCTCGCTAAAAAGTGGGGTCTTTATTACTTCCTAACCCGATCAAAAACAAAAGCATATTGGCATACAATTTTCTCCTAATGTCGTGACCTCATGCAAGTAACTACGACATGCACATAAGACGGAGTTGTGCCCGTCACCTAATTCTTAATAATTTTCACGCCCCACTAGCTGGGGCTTTTTAGTGAGAAAAATATGGCTATTCAAACAATTAATTTAGGAACCGCACCAAGTGGGGCGGGTGGTGATACCTTTCGATCTACTGGTACAAAAGTAAATGAAAACTTCACTAATAATACCCATGCAGCGAGTCGATTGGTTGGTACAGCTGCTGGTAATGTTATGCAAGTTGGGGCGTTTGGGCTTGGTGCTGCAGCTGCAGATCCAGCAATAACAGGCGATCAGACTTTTCAAGCGTACTTTGATCAAATGTTCAGCAAAGGTTCTGGCATTTATAGAAATGATAATATTTCTGGGGAGGCTGCAACAAATACAGCTAATGCATGTCGAGTACTATATGCAACGATGCTCTATGGTCGGGGTGGTGATACACAGCTTGCATTCTGGACTGATCATGTAAACAGAAGAGTTGGATATATGGTACGTCAAGGAGGGGCATCATCGTCTAATTTTGCCCATGGTTACCTTTTGACATCTGGCAATACCACAAGAGATTCAAACGGCTTCATTAAAGCAGCATCCCCAATAGTCCAATTATTTGCAGATAAAATTGAATCAAATGAAGAGGCCTTAGAGCAAAATCCAGAATTTGAAAAAGTGGATATTGGTCATTACTTAATTAAAAACACTGAGGGTTTTGCAAAAGAAGGTTGGTGGATTGAAGTGCCTACTGATACAAACGGAAATCGTATTTGTGCAGTTGAATATCAAACCTTAGAAAATGGTGATCTTGAAATTAAGACATTCAAGAAAAAATTGAATGATGAGGGTGATATTGTAGCGAACTTGGATGCAGCGATTGATATTCCATACAACGCCAATGGCGAACCACGCTGGATTGATGTGCGCCTGCATTCTGTTAATAAAGCAGTAGTTCACAAAGTTCCACGGACTGAAAAACAGGCTCGAATGGTTCAACAAGTAAAGTATGCGCCACAACTCACATACATCACCAAATATGAAGATCTATTTGATGATGCTGGAAATCCAGTCATCGTGGATGGTCAAAAATACCAAAAGCCGGTTACCCATATTCAAACTGATAAGAATGGCACTCCAATCTTGAGCAATCAACCTGTTATCAATGATAAAGGCGAGCCTGTTTTTGAATGGGTGCAAGCGATAGATAGTGAAGATCAGCCGATCTTTGATGATGTGCCTGTACTCGATGAGGATGGGAAACAAATCTATGATGAGGTGACTTATGAGCCTCAACAGTGATTTTCAAAAACTCTATGTAGATGGGTTAATCACATTATTTGAATTAGACGCCAGTGCTTTAGGTGCTGGCGTTTTGCTTTTCCATGGTCATATTTCATATGAAGACTGGGAAAAGATTTATAGTTCAATCGGTTCAAATGGGCTAATGGGTTCAGATACTGGCTCAATTGGTAAGCTTTATGATGTTGGTGATGAAAAGGTCTGGCACCGTAATATCATTTTTAATGGTCAGACTTTTGAGCCAATGGCATTGCAAGTATCAGGCTTGGAAATGCGAAGTGATGGTAAAGCTTCAGCCCCAACACTAAGCATGGCAAATAACATCAAAGGCATTCAAGGTGCTGTAACTGCATATTGTTTACAGTTTGGTGATTTTGCTGGTGCAAAGATCAAAGTCATTACCACATTAGCCAAGTATCTCGATGCTGAAAACTTTAGTGCTGGAAATACCAGTGCGAATCCAAGTGAGAAACGTGAGCAGATTTGGTTTATAGAACAAAAGACTTCTGAAAATGCTCAGCAAGTGACTTTTGAACTTTCTAATCCAGTGGATTTTGAAGGATTAAAAATCCCTACACGGCAAATCTCAAACTACTGCAATTGGGAATATCGAAGTGAAGAGTGCGGATATATTGGATCGGCAATGTTTACTGAAAAAGATGAGTCTACAGACAATCCAGCTTTAGATCGATGCAACTACCGAACATCAGGCTGTCGTTGCCGAGAGAATGAGCTTCATTTTGGTGGATTCCCTGCATCTTCAATGGTGTAAAAATGAAATTAAATAAAAAACTTAAAGCTGCGATTTTATCTCATGCTGAACAATGTTTCCCCGCAGAATGTTGCGGGGTTATTGTTTCAGGTGAGTATATTCCATGCCGTAATGTCGCTGAAAAAGGTCAGTTTCAAATTCATCATGAAGACTTGGCGAATGCTGAAGATCAAGGTGAGATTCAAGCCTATGTACATTCACATCCAAACGCGACAGCACGCGCATCTGATTTAGATTTATTGCAAATTGAACTTCATGAAAAACCATGGGTGATCTGTGCTTGGCCTGAAGTAGATTTTCAAGTCTATAAGCCATGTGGCTATAAAGCACCACTCATTGGTCGTGATTATCATCATGGATATCAAGATTGCTATTCAATTGTTCGTGATTTTTATCTTCGTGAGTTAAATATCAAACTCATTGATTTCGAGCGTTTAGATAATTGGTGGAGTGATAAAGATCATAAATCCCTTTATCTAGAAAACCTAGACGCAGCTGGATTTTATGAAGTCAGCGAACCTCAATATGGTGACATGTTGGTGTGTAATATTGGCCGTACAGAACACCCGAATCATGCTGTGATTTGGTTGGGTGATCAGTGGCAATTAAAGTCAGAAGAAAGCACAAGTTGTTTTGGTGGACCATTAATCCTGCATCATCCTTATGGTCGAAAGTCAGTACGTGAAATCTTTGGGCAACAATGGCGAGAGCGTGTTGTCAAAATTGTGAGGCATAAGAATGCTTAAAACGATCAAATTATATGGCGTACTGGGAAAGAAGTTTGGTAAGGAATTTAAGCTTGCTGTTGAAAGCACCCGAGAAGCTGTAAGAGCGCTATCAGTCCAATTGCCCGGCTTTGAACAATTTATGCTAACCGCTCATGAACAAGGACTTAGCTTTGCTGTTTTTCAAGATGATGAAAATATCTCTGAGGATCAAATCGACTTTGAGACTGGTGCCAAAGTTATCAAGATTGTGCCTAAAGTCATGGGGGCTGGTGGAGATGGTGGTGTTATAAACTTAATCTTAGGTGCGGTTATGGTTGTTGTAGGAGCATGGACAGGGCAAGCATGGCTAGTTGGGATGGGGGTAGGCATGGTTGCTGGAGGGGTTGCTCAAATGCTTACCCCAAAAGTTGATGTACAAGATCAAAATCAAGATGGAAATAAGTCTAACTTTGGCTTTGGCGGGGCAGTCACCACAATCGCACAAGGCAATCCAGTCCCGATTCTTTATGGTCAGCGCGAAGTTGGTGGATTCATTGTAAATGCTGGTCAATTTGCAGTAGATACTTTTAGTTCTGCAGATGCTGGTTTTACAGGCGGTGGCAACAGTGGTGGTAAGAAATAATCTTAAGAAGAATATAAGCGCATTAAGCGCTTTTTTATTGTGTGGGAAAAAGTATGCTTAAAACAGTAAAAGGCGCTAAAGGTGGCAGTCAAAGCCAAAGACAACCAAAAGTTGCAAATGATACCACCGCTTCAAAAACCTATGCACGTTTACAATATGGTATGAGTGAAGGAGAAGTTGAGGGTTTGGCAAATGGCTTTAAGTCTATCTATTTAGATGACACACCCGTTGAAAACGATAGTGGTGCAAGAAACTTTCAAGATGTCACTCTAGATTTTCGCTCAGGTACCAATGATCAGGCATACATGGAAGGTTTTGAAAGCATTGCTTCTGAAACTGCTGTTGGTGTTGAACTTAAAAGTGATACGCCTTGGGTTAAAGGGATTACCAATCTTAATCTCGATGCCGTGATTTTAAGAGTGCGCTTTGGGGCCTTAAAACAGCAAGATCCAAGCAACGGTGATGTTTCAGGTTTTGTTATTGATTACTCGATCGAAGTGCAAACAGATGGGGGGTCATGGGAGTTAATGCTTGATACTCAAATGTCAGGAAAAACTTCAGCAAATTATGAACGTACCCATCGTATCGGCTTACCCAAAGCCAATAATAATTGGTTGATTCGCGTCATACGTAAAACACCAAATTCAAGCTCTGAATATGTCAGCGATAAGATGTATATTCAGGCCATTACTGAAGTTGTGGATCTTAAACTTGCCTATCCAAACACTGCATTGATTGGTGTGCAATATGATGCTGAAACATTCTCAAATATTGCCAAAATTGCTGTAGATCTAAAGGGTGTAAAGATCAAAGTACCAAGCAACTATGATCCAGTAAGCCGAACTTACATCGGGATATGGGATGGTCTATTTAAGCGTGCTTATAGCAATAATCCAGCTTGGATTTACTATGATTTATGTACCAATAAGCGATATGCACTTGGCAACCGTTTAACCGAGCAAATGATTGATAAATGGTCTTTATATCGTTTAGCACAATATTGTGATCAGTTGGTACCGAATGGCAAAGGCGGTCAAGAGCCTCGTTTCACTTGTAATGTATATATTCAAAGTGCCGAATCTGCTTTTGATATTTTAAGCAAACTTGCAGGTTTATTTCGTGCAATCAGTTATTGGGATGGTAATTCAATCGTATGTGAAGCTGATTTGCCACAAGATACAATGTTTACTTACACATCCGCAAATATCATTGATGGTGCTCAAGGAATCAATTATTCAGGTACACGTGCACGTGATCGTCACAATGCAATCAAGGTGGCTTGGGATAATCCGCAAAATCGCTATAAGACTGAATATGTGTTCGTTCGGGATGAATCAGCAATTGCACGTGATCGAGGCGCAGTCAAATTACTTGAGCTTGAGGCATGGGGCTGTACATCAGAAGGACAAGCACAACGGACGGGGCAATGGGCCTTAAAAACAGAACAACTAGAAACTCGAACTGTCACATTTAAAGTTGGGTTGGATGGTTATATTCCATTACCTGGTAAAGTGATTGAACTTGCTGATGAGTTGTTAGCTGGTCGTGCAAACGGTGGGCGTATTTCTTCAGTCAGTGCTGATTTAAAACAAATCACTTTAGATCGTGATGATGTGGTTTGCCGAGCTGGTGATCGTCTAGTTGTGAATGGCGAGAATGGAAAGGCACAAGCACGAGTTGTATCAAGCATTGCTGGTCGAGTTGTTACTGTAGTATCAGCATTTGATAGTGTTGCCCCACAAAATGTCTGGGTGATTGATGCACAAGATTTAGCGACGATGAAATTTCGTGTAGTTTCGATCTCACAAGATGAACCACACCAATTTACCATCACAGCACTACAACATGCTGATTCTAAATTTGATGCCATTGATCATGGTGCATTTATTGATGATCGGCCAATCTCTATCATCAATCCTACAACTCAAGATCCTGTTGAATCAGTCACGATTTCCAGTGAGCAAATGGTTCAGCAGGGAATGTCTGTTGAAACCATGGTCATCAGTTGGCCTCAAGCCAAAGATGCCACTAAGTATCAAGTTGAATGGCGCAAAGATAACGGCACATGGTTAAAACTACCATTAACTGGAAGCAACTCAGCTGAGGTGGCGGGGATTTACGCAGGGCAATATGAAGCACGCGTATTTGCAATCAGTGCTTTTGATATTTCATCCTTGCCAACATATTCAGTTTTAACAGAGCTAAAAGGCAAGCAAGGAAAACCACCAAAGTTAGCCAATATCCATGCTGAAGGTATTTTATTTGGCATGAAATTAAACTGGTTGTTTCCAGCGGTGGGAGCATTGGATACAGCATATACGGAGATTGAAGTTTCACCTGATAGCACATCAAATATTGCTCAACTGGGTTTGTTTGCTTATCCGACAACGGTGCACACGATTCAAGGTATGCAGCCAAACTTACGTCAATATTACCGCGGGCGCTTGATTGACAGAATTGGAAATGTGGGTGATTGGTCGGATTGGGTCAGTGGTGTGACTTCGGCAGATGCATCAGATGTACTTGAACTATTGAATGATCAAATCTCTGAAAGTCAGTTAAATCAGGATTTGAAAACTAAGATTGATCATATCGAAACGATCGACGCTGAAATTGGTCCAATTAAACAGGACATTCAGAATACAAAGGATCAGATCAACCAAGAAATTATTGATCGTCAATCTGCGATTCAACAAGCAAAAGAGGGTTTATCACAGCAAATTATTGATGGTGATGATGCAGTACTTCAAGTTGTTGATACTGTTAAAAAGTCTAGTGATGATGGTATAGCCGCTGCACAATCAGAAATTAAAGTTGTTGCGGATAGTCTTAAACTGACTGCTGAAAAAACTGATGGCGTTTACGCGCAGTTGAATCCTCCCTTGATTGGGTCGGCAACGGATTTGATTGGCAATGATCAAGGCTTCGCGGGAACTTGGTCGCTTCAATCAGCAATTGTCGAAGGTGATCTAGTTTTAAGTAAGCGAATCGATACAACTGTTGCCCAAGTCAATGATGTTCAAGCCTTTGCACAGCAAGAAGTTCAAGCGCGTATTGAGGGAGACAAGGCTACAGTTAAAAAGATTGATACTTACATTGTTGAAAATGATCAAGCTTTAGCAACTGTGCGTAATTCAGCACAAATAGCGGTTGATAAATCAAATGCAAATGCTGAATTAATTGCCGCATTGGAATTGGAGCTAGATGATAAAGCCTCAACAGGACAATTAACGCAAGTTAAGTCTGAGATTGAAGAGGATTATAACGGCAAGATCACAGCACAAACGACACGGATCGATGGTGTATACGCTCAAATCAATCCACCTTTAATCGGCTCTGAAACTGATCTTATTGGTAACAATAGCGGTTATGCAGGTGTTTGGTCTGAACAATCAGCACGTATTGAAGGAGATTTATCACAATCGATTCGTACTGATCAGGTTGTTGCGCAGATGAATCAGAACGATGCTTTATATCAGCAACAGATTAAAGCAACAGCCGATGCAGTATCAGCCAATGTTTCAGCAACTTCCACTTTGCAAACAAAGGTTGGTGAAAATACAGCATCGATTCAAACCCAACAATCATCAATTAATGGTTTGCAGGCGAAAGCCACAATTCAAGTTGCTGCAGGTAATACAGTTGGTGGGGTTGCGATTGGTAATGATGGTGGTGTTGTCGACTTCATTGTTCGTGCAAACAAGTTTGCAATTGCCCCACCTGAAGGTACTAGTGGATCGAGTAAGTATGCGTTTGTGTACCAATCAACACCAACAGAGTTACCCAATGGAACCATCGTACCTGCTGGCTTGTATCTTGATAATGCGTCAGTTGGTTATATTTCAGCGAGTAAGATCTACGCAGATAACCTGAGTGCTATTAGTGCTAATTTAGGAACGTTTACCAGTTCAAATAGTAATGGCACAACAACGATTACGGGCTCATATATTGAGGTTAAAGATAGTCAAAACCGTGTAAGAGTTAAGATAGGAGTCTGGTAATGCCAATAGGCATTTTGTTGCAAGATGAACAAGGGGGAGTCTCATTCGATGGGACTCAGCGAATACCAAAAGTATTGGTAGAAGTCACTATTAATGCAGGGGATGTGACTAAGACTGTCTCATTACCAAGAGCCTTAAAGGGCAATCTTTACTACTACTATAAACCCCTGATAGCCAATGATTCTGAGCCTTATTATGATCCAATGAGTTATAACTATAGGGTTTCAGTTTCTGGCACCCAACTTACAATTTCATTTGTACCTTATGCCTCATGGAGCTCTGCACCGAAGCCATTTAAAGTCTATGTAGGAGAGTATTGATGGCATCCTATTTAGAAATTAATAATGAAATCACTCAAGTTATTGATGATTCATTCTTCAATTTAGCGTTTGTTCGGAAAGAAAGACGATATTTTATTAAAACAGCGGGACCAGGTGTCTATGGTTGGATGGGTTATGATATCGATGTTTCAGGTATTGACGGTGCTGTTCTTGCTTTTAGCTCTATCTGTGGTGCTTGTTACTACAGTTTAACTGATTCGACTGTTCGAGTGATGGTGACTGGTGCGAACCAGCAAAATATTCCAAGTGCAGTCAATAAGTTAAATACTGAGACTAATTATATTGATATTTATATTTTTGGTAGACCGATTGATAACACCCCAAATATAGGTTTTAAAGCTTGGGATGCGAATGGCAAGTTAGTATTTGATGCAAATCATAGATACATGCAACCCGTTCAAATGATCATGGAGACTGATAACTATTCACCAGTAGTAGGTGGTAGTAATCAATATCGTAATAGCAAAACTATCTCATTACCTGTTGGTAGAAAATATGCGATTTATCCTTTAAATCGTATGTTCGCAATTTACGCTGAGTGGATATCTAATGGTTGGGAAACATTTTATCAGGCTGATGTCTATTCATCTGTAGCTGCAATTGATAGTAGTACATTGTATTTAACTTCTGGAAAGATTGATCAGGTAGAAGATACCTCTGTTGTATCTATAGGTGTTTGTCGACACCATTACATGATTCTTGACGTCACAAACTACTAAATATCAAACATTACAAGCACCCATAAGGGTGCTTTTTTATTGCCAAAAATTAGGGGGTTACATGTCTGAAAACGAAACGTATGGGATGCGGTTAGAAAAGAAAATCGACTCCATGCAGCATCAAATGTCTGAGATGAATAGCGCATTGATTCGGCTTTCTGAGCGAAATGAGGCGCATCAAAGTTTATCGAGCTCAAACAAGGATTCAATCGTTACTTTGCAAGCTGATATGAACCAAGCAAAAGGCGGATTGAACTTTGCAAAACTCATTGCAGGAACAGCCTTGGCGAGTGTGATAGGTTTTGGTACTTGGACAGTTCAAAGTTTATCAGCAACACAACAGCGCATGTCTGACGCAAATCAACGAATTGCGATTGTTGAGTCAAAACTTATTCGGCTTGATACAGACATATCAGTTTTAAGTAAACGAAACGTACTAGGGCACGAAAATGAACAGTGATCAAACCAAAACATATATTGCATACATCACACTAGGACTATCCGTACTCGTTGTTGTTGGTCTCTTCTTTTTCAATGTTCCTGAAAAAAACAAGGATCTATTAAACATTGTTATCGGCTCACTTATTGGTTGGACTGGTGCGGTAGTTAGCTTTTATTTCGGTAATTCTGAGCAAAATAAGGAGAAGAAACGTGAACTTTGAAAAAGCATTTGAACGTTTAATCGGTCATGAGGGTGGTTACTCTACAGATCGTAATGATCCAGGCAACTGGACAGGTGGCAAGGTTGGTAGTGGCACATTTAAAGGAACTAAATATGGTATTGCTGCCAATACTTATCCTAATTTAGATATTAAAAACTTAACCATTGATCAAGCCAAGGCTATTTATAAAAAGGATTGGTGGGATAAATTAGGTGCAGACCAACTACACCCAGCGATTGTTTTTCAATTATGGGATTTCGCTGTAAATGCAGGGAAAAGCCGAGCAATTAAAGAACTACAGCAGGCGGTCGGTGTTCCAGATGATGGAATGATAGGGCCTAAAACAATTGCTGCAGTAAATGCTAAAGAAGTGAATGATGTTTTAATGCTGCTGGCTTCTGAGCGCTTAAGTTTTTATACATCCTTAAAAACTTGGGCAACCTATGGTAAAGGGTGGACTAACCGTGTTGCAGAGAATTTAAAATATGCAGCTCAAGATAATTAGTTTATTGTTTTGCATGACACTTGCAGGCTGCACAGCCCACACCATCAATACAAATGTAAGTGTGGGTATTTGCGTGAAAGCCCTTTAGGGAGCTTTTTCAATTAGCATTTACTCTATAGAATAAGAAGTTAGTAAAGGATTAATTTTTTCAAATATGGTTTGCTTCGGCATCATTTTGGAGAAATATCCTTCAAATACTAGTTGAGTTCGTTCCCTAAACTCATAAATTGATTCTAGTTCCAAATTCTTAATTTTAAAGGAGTCATTTTTATCCAAATGTGAGCTTATGTAAAACATAATTAAACTAAAAATCCTAAATACTTCTGAATCTAATTTTTCAGATGAATTTTTTTCAAGATTATAAATTCCCCATTCTAAAAGCCAATATTCCTCAATAGCCCATATGTTATTTTCATGCAACTTTCCTATAAACGATAAGTTTTCATACAAATCATTGTGAGGAAAATTGTAAAGTATAATTAGCTTTTCATTCATAATTTATATTCTTTAAAACTTATTAAAAATTGATATGGCTTTTACGAAATTCTTTAATCATTTTACTGGTATCTCATAATTTACGGTAAGGCATAAGCTGCTAATGGAGACACGCAGCTGATGCAGAAAGATTGAGGGAAGCATGGCCCTCAGATTGAGGGCTAATTTTTATAGAAGAAATTCAGGAATTTCATCATCTGTTACAGACTTAAAATACTCGGATGCATTAATTTTATTCTCCAAGATATAAGCTTTAGATTTCTCTTTAGTAAAATTGATAGTGGAAAATTCACTTTTTAATAATTCTTTTGCTTCTGATGCTCCCGACTTTGCAGAAATTATAATGGCAGTAATAAGTTCAAAAGATTGTTGATTTGATATTGATTTCTTATATAGGTCTTCTATAAGAGTAATTTTTTCATTGATATTATTAGCGATATCATAAGAGTTATCCCCCGCTTGATTAATTATAGTTGTTATATATTCTTGAAAAACTAAAGGCTTGTTTTTGAATAAAGTTGTCAATATTTCGATGGTTGGCGCCTTCTTAAAAAGAATTTTTAGTACTTTTGAGAATTCATTTAGAAATTCATTATCTCCGTAAACCGAAGTTAAATATTTAAGTACTGTAGTAGGATGTCTTAATTTTGTTTGATTTAATGATAAGTTATCGTTATTGATTTTCTTATAGAGAATAGTTTTAATTCTATTACGATGAGTCTCTGTGAGTTCTTTATAAATCGCTGGTTGTAACGATAAAACTTCTAGGATTACATTACTAAATTTAGGATCATCACTTTTAGGTTTGATAATATGTTTCATAAGTAATGCAGCAGTTTCTTTACCTGCTTTATATGCTAATCCGCTTATAAATAAGTCTGCATTATTTGATATAGTTTTATCTTCTGATATTAAAGAGTTTAAAAGCTTGTTTATTAATAGAGGTATTGCTTCAATATGCAATGAAGACGACTCTTCCTTAACAACCTCAGAAAGTTGGTTGGCACGTGTATCTACGAAAAAATTTGAATTTGACAAGCGTTTTACAATTTCATCTACTAAATGTGTTGTTGCAAAAATCGGTTTAGATAAAAATCTATCAATGACTTCAAAAAAAACATAACGAGCCTCTTCAGCACTTGGTTTATGTCCTGAAGGATGCGCAGATTTATTTCTTAATTTTCTTAATATATCCGCAAATTCAGAATCAATCTCCTGCAAGAGTTGCTTTGACTTAAGTTGCTCAATTAAGTAGTTTTCATAAACTTCTTGTTCATTTTTTCTTTTTTTTACTTGATCGGATATGGTTTTAGCCGTTTTATTTACTGTTCCAAGAATTTCTAGTTTTGACGTAATATCATCAAACAGTGCAATGAAACTTAGAACAATGCATCCGCGATAAGCTTTTGTCATGTAACAGGTTAATGCTTCTCTCATGTAGTCTCTAATTTGTTCATTTTCGATTTTATGAAGTAGCTCTTCCATATCTGACAAATTTGCCATTTTATTACCTAAATTAAAAAATATTCAATTACGACGTAATCTCTATGTAAAATTAATATTTGTCAATAATTTTATATTACATATTAATAATTTAATTAAAACTCACTTAACCTTAATCAACCCAGCCTTCGTAAAATAATTCTTAGACAGCATATCCCGACTCATTGACCACTTACGATCCTTGAAGTAACACGGACCAACGGAAATTTTTGCCTTGCCGAATTTACTTTGAATATCTTCATAAGCCTGCATCAGATTTTCATTCTGTATTCTTGTCTCATATTCAGAAAGTAAGTCAGGGATATGATTCGATTTCAGAATTAACTCTGAATAAAACACACCGCATTTTTTGTATTTGATACCTGGTTTATATATCTTCTCAAGTAAAAGATATGCGACTTCAACCAAATCCAAAACACAATCAGTGGGTTCTACAAATTTGTACGTTTGAGCTTTGCTATAGTAAGGGGCAGACGCATTAAATGGATTTGATTGAACAAAAGCAGTAATCACACCACATAATAGTTTCTCTTTTCTCAAACGCCCAACAGCGTCTTGTACGTACTTCGACATTGCTTCTTTTAAGTCTTGAAGCTCTGTTATTTTGATACCAAACGTTCTGCTTGCAACAATCTGTTGTTTAGGCTTTGGTTGGTCATCAATGGGCATACATGAGATGCCTTGCAGTTCTAATACTGTTCTTTGCATACAGACAGTGAACATTTTCCCCATTATGGGTGGATTAGCTCTTGATAGATCTAGAACAGTCTTAATGCCCATATCATTCAATTTTTTATTTTGCTTTCTGCCCACACCCCATACTTCGCCCACTTCCACTAATGACCAGAAGTAATCACGATATTTCGGGTCCATAGTTGCAAGATCACAAACCCCATTAAAACGCTTGCCTTTCTTCGCCATGTGATTCGCGATTTTTGCTTCAGTCTTTGATCTTCCTATTCCAATGGAAACAGGCAATCCGATCCACTCTTGAATTCGTTCGCGCATGCCTTGACAGTATTCAACCAAATCATAATTATGCTTAAAGCTTGTCAGGTCCAGAAAGCATTCATCTATGCTGTAAATCTCTTGCTCATGAGGTGCAACATAGCCAGCAAGAATTGAATGAAATCTACGCGACATTTCAGCATATATAGCGTAATTGCTTGAGAGTACTTGAACATGATTTTTCTCTACGACATCTTTGATCTGAAAAAGTGGCACACCCATTTTAATGCCCATTGCTTTTGCTTCATTACTTCGAGCAACAGCACACCCATCGTTATTTGATAAAACTATAACAGGGACATTGTTTAACTTGGGGTTAAAGAAACGTTCACACGAGACATAGCAATTATTGATATCAATAAGAGCAAATATCTTTTCTCCATGTTTCATTTAAAGTTCTTAATAACTTTGGTGACAACACCCCAAATTACTAATTCTTGTTCTGAGCGGGGGAGGATAGGTTGGTATTCAATGTTTTCTGGTTTCAGCCAAACTGCTGGAAGATTCCTAAGATCATTTTCATTATGAAAAATATCAAACAATTCTTGATGAGACATTCTTTGTGTAATCATCATTCTTTTTACAGTGAAATCATTATCAATGAATGCGATAACAATGTCTTGATGCTGAGAGCGTATGCTTCTATCAACGATCAAATAATCATTTATATCAATCCCGATATCTTTCATCGAAAGCGATTCAACTTGAACAATGAATGTCGCTTCTTTATTTGAAATAAGTAGGTCATTCATGTCGACAGTCTTATCAATATAATCTTCAGCTGGGGAGGGGAAACCCGCAGCAATTTTGTTTAAAACTAAGGGGATTGAGGCTTTAGTTATTGCTTGAAATGACAAGATTTCAGAGAAGTCAGAAATTTGACGAGATTTTGAAGAATATTTTTTTATATCAATAACTTTAGAACCGTTCAAGTGATCTAGATTTGCGTCTTTAAGCCTTTGAAGTTTAGCTTTTGAGAAGCTTGAATTTGATTTAATATTCATAAAAAATATCACTTGATTACGTTACATATTCAAGAGTTTAATTTGTATGTTTTAAAATTTCAAATTTAAAAGCTGTGGATAATCATAGCTGATCTAAAATAGATCACTTTGTTTAGCTACTTCAGATGAATGGTCACGCGGGAAAGTGATAAACTCATCACGCATTTCAAAAAAATACTCATGAGCATTTTCTTTATCAGCATTCAACCAATCATTTCTATAATCTTCGGGTATGACTATGATCGATCTTTTTTCATCTGAAGGCGCATGAAATTGCTTCATAAAAGGGTGGTTATCAGAATTGATTGTAAGCATTGAAAACGATCTGACTTTAGAGTCTTTTATAAATGCGTCATCATAAATGGCTGCAACTGTAAACGGTTGACCATCCTCTCGTTTGATCGTGTACCAATGTGGTTTACCGTCAATATATTTTGGCTCGTAAAATTCTTGCACAGGCACAAGACAAAATTTACTGTATTTCCAAGCGTGTCGAAAGCTCGGTTTCTCTGCAACAGTTTCAGTCCGCGCATTATAAGTATAAGAACTAAACTTAAAATCTTTAGCCCAGCTTGGCAAAAGCCCAAACTTGCCGAAATCCAAATCAAAGTTTTTCATGATAATAGGGGCATGGTAACCTGGATAGATGTGTGACTTAAGATCAAGTTCTAGCTGATCAACTTCGACATCAAGAAAGGCGAGGGCATCTCTGGTGGGAATTTCATAGTTTGAACACATGAGCTTTTACTCAAATTTCAATCAGATCCATGTCTATTTATAGCAGCACTGCACTCACTGCACATAAATTCCCCATATTGATAAGCTTCAACTAGACTTTCTCCATAAAGATAATCATCACCTATGCAGTGCCCTTCAACTATTCCATGGCATTTAACTTCAGAAATTAATGGCATTACGGTTTTATTAAAAATAAAAGATTGTTTATCAGAAAGTGTTTGAAAATAGTTTTCATCACTTGCAACTTTTTCAAGAATTCTTAATGCTGTTTCAGGATTTAGATTATTGTCTTTAGCATTATGTTCAACAGATACAGATGCGTTTTTTAAAATAAATTCTAATGTTTTAAATTGATAATCATCTAGTTCCATTTCTAGTTTCCTTATTGCTTTTGACTGAGTTTATATTACTCAAATGAAACCGATAAAATCAAAAATAAAGAGTAAATAATTGTTTAACCTGAAAGTTCAGTTTACAAAATTGCACCAAATTTAATGATTGTAAATTATAAATTTCATTTCAAATCTTTCCAACTATCAACAATGTTCGCCCAGTCCTGGATCATTTTACGACGATCCTGTAAATACTTAGCATGATTATATGAAGCTCTTGTTTTATTATCATCGGCATGTGCAAGCTGTGATTCAATCCACTTCTCATCATAGCCCATTTCGTTTAATGATGTTGAGGCGGTTGCTCTAAAGTCATGAGCAGTGACTTCATCAAGTCCAATATACTCAAGCATTCTGTTAAGTGTCATTTGGCTTAACATGCCTGAAGCTTTATATACAGCAGGGAATACTAAGTCTTTATTGCCTGAATTTAAGTACTGCGCTTGAAGTACATTAAAAACCTGATCCGACATAGGCAAAATATGCGCGCGACTTTTCTTCATTGCTGATTTGGGAAAATTAACAACTCGATCATCAAAATCTACCCATGACCATTCCATTCTTCTGATTTCAATTGTTCTTAGCATTGTATAAAGAAGGATCAAGCCTGCATTTTTTACAGTTTCAGCACCTCTATAACTTTCAAGCTTAGTACGCGCTTGCTTTTTCTCTTCTTTGGTTAATGGTCTTGCATGGTTTACAGCTGGTCTAGCAATAACATCACGAACAGCATATGTAGGATCATTATCAGCTCTGAGAGTAGCAATAGCATATCGCATAACTGCGCCAATAAATTTTCTTGTATTGATTGCTGCAACTTCACCAGTGCCTGAATTCTTTTGGCGTTTAACTCGTTTCATTGTGTGCTTAATACATTGAAGTACGTCGCCTGAAGTAACCTCACGCACATCCTTGCTTCCAATTATAGGGAAAGCATCCTTTTCCATGTTGCGCATGAATTGCTGTACATATTTTTCAGTTCGCTTTGAAAGTCTCTCTTTGACAAATTCATCAGTAAGCGATTTAAAAGTATTTGTGATTTTTTCTTGTTCAGCTTTTTTAATATTTTTGCGTTCTTTAACCGGGTGAATACCTTTAGATAATTTCTCCCTCATTTCTTCACGCAAATTTCTCGCATCAGCAAGGCTAATGGCAGGGTATTCACCTAAGCTCATTGATGACTCTTTACCATCAAGCACAAACTTAAAACGCCAAACTTTGACACCTGTTGGGCGAACTTCAATATACAGACGATCTGCATCAAGTATTCTGTAAATTTTTTCTTGTGGTTTCAGTGTCTTGATCTTGGCATCTGATAGTTTTGATGTTGCCATACGGGTAACGAGTTTCTGAAAAATGACGTTACCCGTATTATTACCCGTTTTGAAGCGCAATTAAATAGGAATTGAGGAAACTATAGGAAACTAATATTTTAAATAATACAATGAGTTATGTTTTTATTAGACACTAATGGAAACAATAAGATACAAAGATTCTTCTTTTCGATCATTAGAAGCATATCAAACTTAACCTTTTGAAATATATTGCTTAATGTGTAGACTGGTTGTGAAGTTACTCACAATGTTACTCACTTTGCTAAGTGTCTATTTAAACAACAGCTTTTACAAAAAAGCCGCTATCTAAGCGGCTACTTTAGCAGATTTTTTACATTTTGTGGCTACAGCTTCATTCACATCACTATTTAACCAGAAACTAAGCACATCCTCCTTTTGATGAGGGAGGTGATTCTGTTATTTATTCGATCTCAAAGCGAAGGTTCCTTTTTGAATTAATTATTAGTATCTTGTTTTAAAATAAAACGTGAATTTATTATGAAAAAAACATTTTTATTCTTATTTTTACTTTCAAGCACAACTGTATATGCATATGAACAGGACGCTTGTCAGGTTATGAAAAATATGGCATCTATGTTAATGACCGAATACCAACAAGGTTTCGATATAGAAAATTATTTACAAGCTACAAGTGGGAAGTTATCGGAAAACCAATCTTTACTACTCATTGATATGATTTCTAATGCAAAACAATATCAAATATACGCTACTGATTTTGCTAAAGAGCAAGCTATTGAGAATTATGCAAATGAGTGGCGAGAAGATTGTGAAAGAAATATTGAACCTGAATGAGTTAATCTAAAGTTATTAAACCAACTGAGGGTGGTTTTTTACACCCCAAAAGTCAAATTTATAGATTTATAAAAACACTAGTTTAAGCGAACTTTATATGAAAATTTTAAATATAGTTTTAATTGCACTTACGTTTTATCTAGGATCAAACGTTCAAGCTCAAGAAGGGCAAAAAATTACAAATAATACAATGTTAGTCAGGTGGATGAGAGCACCAAAAGTCTCGTTTAAAAATGAATTATTAGAAGGCTATGACAGGAATGTCGTAATCTCATTTAAAACTGATGCGAGTGGCAAGGTTGAACACGCTGAGGTGTTTAAAAGTAGTGGACTGGAAGAATTAGATCATAAAGTATTAAGGGCTGTTCAAATATCTAAATTACGAGTTTGGAATGAAGGGGAAGAGAAAACCAATTACCCAGCTCGTGCAAAGCAGCCTTTTCAATTTAATGTTTCAAGAGAAGTGAGATATAAAAGTGAACCAATGATTTTTGTAAAAAAATCAGATTTAAAGGGTGAAGATAGATCAATAACGATCTATGCAGAAGCTGATGATAATGGGAAATTAACTAAAGCCGAGATTACTGAAAGTAGCGGATTAACTAAATTGGATAATTATGTATTAAACGAATTTCGAGAAAAAGCAAGTTTTCTCCCATTAAGTATTAATGGCAAACCATATCCACTTAGAAAGACAAAAAAATTTACTTTTTCTTTAGTTTCAGCTAATGAAGGATAGTTTATTTCTTTTCTATAAATTTTTAGTAAAACCAAACCTCTCTCGGGAGGTTTCTTTTTAACCCTATTATTAGTATCTTGGTCTAAATTTATAATTTAGGGTGGGGCATGAAAAAAGTTCTTATTTTATGTTTGTTCTCTATCTCGGTCAGCGCTTATGCTAATAAGAGTGCTAATGATTTAAACGTATATCCAGAAGTTAAAAAAGATCAAAATAGAAATGTAATTTTATTAGATCCTAAGGAAAATGAAGAAGACTATAGAGTCTTAATCACTGCTTCTGTGGAGGGTATGCAAGATTGTAATACCAAAAGTCGATCTGCAAAGTATACTAAAAAATTAGTTGAGGGCATGCAATATGCTTATTATGAAGTTGGTAAACTAGGTAACATAATTACGACTTTAATGGGTTGTTCTGAGATGCCTAAAATGGGTGAGATTCCTATTAACTTAAACGGTAATACTATACTTAATTACAATAGTAAACTTCCGATAGTTGTCTATGCGTCTAATGGTATTAAAATTAGCTCCAAGATTTTTAAGTTGGAAGAGATAAAGAAATCTAAGATACTTAATGATTAGGTATTGATTGTGTTATTACCTCCCAAGGGAGGTTTTTTATTTCTTCAATGCAAATTTTTTACATCATATAAAAATGTTCATTTAGCCATTCTTTTGCAGCATCTTCTGAAGAGAAATTTTTAACTATTGTATCGTTTGAATCAATAAATATAATTTCTAGATGGCTAAAGTCTTCATTGTTATTGTAGATGGTATTTATATGTGAAATCTTTTCATAATCTGAATGACTATAGCAATTTGAGGTGAGTTCAATTGCATCAATGGTTGATAGTTTTGAGTTTTCATAAAAACCTCCAGTGTTTTTGAAATCGGGCATTAGTGATAAAAATTTTTCTATCCAATCACAACAATCATACCAAGAGTCAAAGTTCTTTAAGTTTTCAAATTTTTCAGTTGAAATAGGTTCTCTTAAGGTTGTAAAAATGATTTGTGCAAACAGACGAGAATATTTTATATCAGTAAAATCCACAATGTTGTGAGCACATAAGTAATGTCCTTGATAATCTTCCACAAATATTTTTTTCATAAGTTTGGTGTATTAGATGGTTAATAATTTAATTTTTTAGCTTATGAGTTCAATAGCCAATCCACTAGATTGAAAAATACTGAAGCTGAGTATACAAAATGATTCCAATTAGCTGACATAGTGATAAAAATGTTTTGATTAATATTTAACAAATTAGTTAATACACAATTTGTCATATATTTATATTATCATTGATCAAAATTTTATAGACAAACCTGACTTATATTAGGGTGAAAATTGAATAATTTCAAACAAATATTTATTATTTTAGGACTCATTTTTTCCATGGAAACATTAGCTAATCCGACATTTTCAAATGAATTATTATCTAAAGCCAAAAGTGGCGATGCTGTTGCCCAATTGGAGTTAGCCGATGTATATATTCATGGTTATGGTGTTGATGAGGATGAAACTCAAGCTGAATTATGGGCTACAAAGTCTGCTGAAAATGGTAATGCTAAAGCGATGTATTGGCTTGGTGATGGATATGCAACTTATGCTGGGTTGGTTGAAGATATGGATCCAGCTGATGCTGATGAACATTACAAAAAAGCATTTACTTGGTTTTCAAAAGGCGTAGATCAAAATCATTCTGAATCTATGGTTGGCTTAGCGAATTTATACAGTCGAGGTGATGGCATCAATAAAGATTCTCAAAAAGCATTAGAAATCCGCAAGAAAGCTGCTTCACTAGGAAATAAAGAAGCAATGAGAGATATTGCATTTATGTACGAACATGGCTTAGGGGTCGAAGAAAATAAAGAAACTGCAAAGTTGTGGCAAGACAAAGCAAGCGATAAATAAATTAATAAAACCAAGATAGAATGTTTAGTGAAAAGGAATCACCATCGAGAGGTTTCTTTTTTGTATAAAAATTAGTATCTTGGATTAAATCTATATCTTGGATAAGATATGAAAAAACTTATAATTTATCTCTTTACAGCATTTTTACTAATTTCTAGTATATCTAGCTTATTCTATGGTCTTGATTTATTTGAAACTTACCATTCAAAGGGTATGGAAACACCAGATAAAATATATTCTGTTTCATTAAATAATCATGGCTCGGTTCATTATGTATCTAAAGAACAGAATAATAGAATTAATTCTTTTTTTTATATTGCAGTGATCAGTTTTATATTTTCAGCTGGTGGGCTTGCTTGGATTCAAAAAAATAAAGTTGGAGGTATCTAACGTGGAAGACTTAAATAGCAAAATCGAATGTTAATCAAACCCACTCAACAGAGTGGGTTTTTTATTGGACCCAATTTATGAGCAATGAAAAATTTACTATTCATTCTTGCAATGGGGGCATGTATTGGATTTGCCAAACTACTTGTCTCTGGTGGAAAACTTACATGGCGTTTAGCTATTGGCCGAACAACTTTAGGAGCAGCAACATCAACGATAGCGGGAGCAATTGTTTTACAGGTTCCTGATATAAACCCTCTTACTTTGATCGCAATAGCATCAACATTAGGTATTTTAGGAAGTACGTTTATTGAGTCTTGGCTTAAACGCCAAGCAAACACGTGGAGTATTAAATGAAATTAATCGATAATTGGAAACAGTCATACAAGCTTAAATCACTACAGATCGGCGCAATAAGCGCCATTTTTTTGCTTTGAGTTTATTCTCTGAGCACTTTTGACTCTATGGAATATTACTCCTCAAGAGTTCAAAAACTCAATTCCCGAATAATGGAAAGAATATGTTGGCGCTTTTGTTGGTGTAGCTTTGATTTTAGCTCGTTTGAAAAAGCAGCCAGAATTGCATGAGCCTCAGTTAAATTTAACCACCGTCAATACACTGATCTCAACACTGCTATCAAATACAAATGATTTAGCTTGGATGGTCGAAGCCAAAAAACATTTAGGTTTAAAAGAAAATACAAGCAAAACAGCTCATAACCCAACAATCCTAAAATGGATTCAATCCTTGGGTTCATGGTGGCAAGAAGATGAAACACCTTGGTGCGGTACATTTTTGGCGTGGTGTCTAAAATCTACTGGTGTGGCATATCCAAAACATTGGTACTGCGCACTTGATTATGTGAACTATGGATTTAAACTATCAAAACCAGCCTATGGCTGTGTAGCAATCAAAACTCGAAGCGGTGGTGGCCATGTTTGCTTTGTTGCAGGTCGGGATAGTAAGACAGGTAAGTTGGTCTGTATTGGTGGAAATCAATCAAATATGGTTTGTTATGCGCTTTATAATGAATCTGATTTTCAGGAATTTCGATGGTATGGGAAAACAAGTAAACCTGCTGAGTTTCGTTATGATTTGCCTGTTTTAAAAGGTGTATCTGCAACTGGAGTAACGGAAGTATAA